CGTGAACATATCGCTTATGGCGTTCTCTGCAATTTGTTACAGATCAGTAACGATATATACCAGTATCCAGGTTTTGTGCGCAGGGATGTTGGTGATACTGCAAAATATGAAGGTGCTTACGCTTTTTACTGCCCTGAAGATATCTACGAGCTGAGGGATTTTTCCATTCAACCAGGTGATAAGCTTGTCAACCATGAGTATCGTACACCATTTGACCCGACTGTAACGGCACAAACTGGTTGCCAGGGATATGGTCGTGAGGAAATGACCGGTGCTGACGGAGCATACTCATTCTACCAAAAGTTCTATCTACATAATGGTAGCGGGGATCCGGATGATAACGGTGTAATTGATGTAGAGCATGAAATATTATTCTATACACGGCATGAACAAGGTGATACCGATGAAACGACAAGCCTTCAGTTTGATCCAAGGGATCCGACAAAGGAATTACAAGGCCAATGTGCTGCTATAATCCTTCCGGATCCCGATCGTATCAGCTATAATACCAACCTTGGTATTGCAGTTCTTGACATCGATGAATCAACGGATGGAAATAAAGGATATACAAACCTGCTCGAGAGTGATCCCAGGATGTTGATTTGTTCTGTCAAAAGGGAGAATAACAGTCCATACGGAGGAACTGGCGATTCAGCACTTGCAAATACGAATTATATCGGGACCGGCCATTTCCAGAAAATCGATGATGCTGTTCTTGCCGATATCAATGCCGGTGGTAATTATATATTCAATGACATCGATGTATTCGGAGGTGATGCATTTGTTTGCCTGTTTGACCTGATGCGTCTTATGCAGGACGATGACCAGGAGGGATCCTACGATATGTTCAACCATTCAATCATCGTTCCCCTCGAGACAAGAATAAATCTTGATCTCAGAGAGGGAAATCATGTTGGTAAAGACAGAAGTTATGACGGCACGAACAATCCCAGTGGTTTAAGAAAATTCACTACCGGGCATAAATGGGAGGAATTCAATTATAATGACGGCTACACATCTGAAAACATTCAGGATTACTACCTACCATTACCGTATAACTTCCAGCTTCAAAACAGATTCGATGTTCGTAACAGATATTCAGATACAAAGACCTATGGAGAACTCGAGGATTCCTTCCGTAAGTTCTCAGCTCTGAACTATATCGATCTTGATACTCATTTCGGTCCTATCAATAATATACGCAGGAAATTCAACCGCTTGTTGTACTGGCAAAGGGATGCCGTTGGATATATTCCAATTGAAGAACGAGCCCTTACACAGAATGCTGCAGGCGAACCTGTTCAGTTAGGTGTGGGAGGTATTTTCGAAAGGCATGATGAAGTGATTGAAATGATCGGTAACAGCAATCAATTTGGCCTTGCTGAATCACCTGTTGGTTTCCATTGGTATGATTCCATAAGAAAGATTTACGTTACCCTGACAGACTCTATGAAGTTCAGCCGGGATTCACTCGTCAAGGGTCTGGATAGGTATTTTACCAACGGTGTTCCAAACGATATGAACATCTATGATAATCCTGCCTACGATTACGGTATTGTATCCGGTTACGATCCCAGGATTAAATTCATATTCACAACTTTCTTTTTCCCTGATGGATCGAATGAAACGATCGGAATGAACATCAGGAATAATAAGTTCGTTGGATTCTATGATTTCAGTCCTAGAATGTATTTCGAGTACAAAGACTGGATGTACGCCCTTGATGGTACAAGCCTGAATATATGGCAGCATAACACAAACGAGATCAGATCCAGTTTCTATGGCACGACATACCCTGCTACATTCTCGGTCATAGTCAAGGAAAGCAGTAACGTTGAGAAGATCTTTGACAGATGGGTAATGATAGCAAGTGAGAATTTCTTCTCAGAACTTGACTATGAAAACTCCGAGCAAAGCGTAAGTGAGTTCATTCTCAATAACAGGAATATTAAAAGGAGAAACAGGAGATGGTATGGTAATTTTCCACTCGTAACCAGGGAAAGACTTGTCGATGGATATCTTAAGATTACCTTTACAACAAATTCCGTCAGCGAGGTTACATTCAATGAGATAAAAACTTTCATAAGAAAAATGATATAATCATGGCAAATTCAGTAGACAAGCTAAAATGCGGTGGAATGAAAAGAGGCCGTGGAAAGCAGGAAGGTGGAATTGTTACCGGTGACGAAGAAAAAGTCGGGCTTCTCGGTAATAACCAGTTTGGCTCCTTTGGTCTCTCAACAATGGCAGGTTTTGGAGATGAGATCCTGGGTAATAAGATTGATGAACTTCTGTCAGGTTATGATATCCGGGAGAACCCAGCTGAGACTGTTAAGCGTGTCGATACTCTTAACGTAGGTCGTGACATAGGAGCCACAACATTGAAAGGAGCTGGTGCAGGATTTGCTGCTGCCGGTCCGGTTGGTGCGCTCATAGGTGGTGGTCTCGGCCTTCTGGGATCCGGTATTAAAGCAATAGCGGGAAAGAAAAGAAGGGAAGAAGAAAGGAGAGAGGCAGTTTCCAAATGGTCGAATCTTTATTCCGGGATGTATAAAAACTACCTTGATGAATCCGGCTACCAGGAAGGCGGTATGATCAAAGGAAAAGGCGGACCTAAATCAGATGCTATCCGCATGACAGCCGTTGATGGGTCATTTGTTGTTCCTGCAGAAAATGCAGAGATTGGTATGGAACTCGGCAAAACCCTTCTGGGATGGGATGATAATACTTTTGCTGACAGAATGAACGGCGGATCCAATGTCATGGTAAGTGATGGTGAGGTGTTCTTCACTCCCGAAGAAGTCGGCATACTCAGGTATCACGGTGTAGACCTTGATCAGCTGGCCCCGAAAGCTGAACCGGAATATAAGCCGAAACCTAAGCCGAAAGCCAAGGCAAAGCCCAAGCCGAAACCAAAACCTGCTAAGAAAACTCCGGTAAAGAAAAGTATTCCGAGTTCAACGGCCAAGAGACCTTCAGGAACGAAGGCTTTAAAAACTTCAAGACCGCCACATAAGCAGGTCAATCCACAACCGCACAAACCTACTGAAGTAGGCGAAAGCAAAGCTGTAGAACTGCCTAAGAACAAAAATACCTTCAAGGGAAGCAAGAAAGCCAGCACTACACCAGTTGGTGATGGAAGTGTTCAAATGTTAAGAACGGGAGGGTTAACCAGGTCAAAAGATTACGGTTCATCAAAGAAGCCTTATCCAAAAGTTGCAAGCAGTAAATTCATGGATCCGAAAAACAGAAGGTATCCCGTAACAACAAAGGAGGATTGGAGTGATGCTATGGGACTTGCAAAAATGCATGGACATACAAGTATTATTGCAAAGTTGAACAAACATAAGTTTGCCAATAAAAAGGCTGATGGTGGTGAAATTCAGAATCTTCAGAATGGTGGATGGAAGTATGATCCGGAGAGTGGCTACGTAGTCAGCCAGGCAGGTGATATTGCCTATGACCAGGAAGGAAATGAATTCCGTACAGGAACATCCGGACAGCTCGAGTTGTCAACAACCAAGACACCTTACGGTCAGAGTATATATAATGAGGTCTACGGCGCACAGGCCGAGGATACCTTTGCTGACAGTGACGGATCAAAGGAAGGTGACGAACAGGAGTTCAAGCGCAAATGGTATGAATTTGCTCCGGAACTTGCCGGTACACTGCAAACCCTTGGTGGTGCATACGGATTTATGAGAGCTGGCAGACGGCCGGATCTTAATGTAAGCCGTACTCTCAAGAAACTCAGCGGTGAAGTTCGCAGACTGTCACAGTTCGGTTACGAACCGGCAGTACTTAATGCCCTCGATACCCAGATAGAAAAAGCTCGCAGGGATACCAACCGGGCAATTACAGGTGCAGGTGGATCCCCGATGGAGGTTATGGCAAAGCTTCAGAACACCCTGTCAACGGTCATTGACAAAAAGGCAGGGGTATTGTATGCTGATGCTGCTGAAAAAGCCAGGAAATTTGCTGATGTACTTCGTGTGGATACTGCAATCGCAGGACAGGAATTTGACATTGACAAGATCAATCTTGACGATTGGTATCGCAACCAGGAGGTCTTTGCAGATCTTTTCTCGGCCGGTGTATCGAATATCATCGGTGCGCGTCAGCTGAAAAGCGAGCAGGACTTTTTAAGGAAAACAGGTGGTACATGGCCTGATTTCTCAGCATTAAAAACTCGTACATAAACATATATAATCATGGGATTTCTTTCTTACGGAAGTGCCAGGGCATTAGCTCACCGGCATGATTTTCAGCGGGACATTGACCGGCTGTACCAGAGAGAAGCCTACAGGCAAAGTATAGAAGCAGAGAAAGCCAGGAAAACAGAGTACTATGCTCAGTTTATGAAAGAACCGGTTGCTGTTGCACCCTACAATGTCAGAAGGCTTGAGAGCTATATGGACGATCTTAACAACCGCGTGGCAGATTTCATGATCGATCACGGACCTGCAGTCGAGACAGATATCAACCTCAAGAGACAATTCTTCAAACTCACGGATGAATATCTGAATAACGATATCATCAGGGAAGATATGCAGGTTCAGAATGAATTCCAGAAACTCAAGGATAATACTGATAATCTCACTCCGAGGCAATGGGAAGCCGAGATGGAGAAATATACCAACTATATCAATGAAGGCGGTGATCCGTACATATATTCCAATCCTGTAATTCCGAAGTATGACGAGATCCTGCAGGCTGCGGCAACATTCTTACAACCTGATGCAAGATATGACGATGTAGGAAACTTAATCGAGGCCATAGAAGAAGTTCCAGAGTGGAAATATGTTGCAAGGGCAAATGCTGATATTGGTGATCCAGATATCGGTCCAGTAATCATGAAACAGTTCGAAGCTGTTGAAGAAAGGCAACCTGGCCGTTACAAGAATGCTGTCGATATGCACATAAATAATATGAAGGCAGGAGAATCGGTTAAAAGGCAGTTCCGGGCGTGGGATCCTGCATACACTACGGATCAACAGATAAGAAGGAAGAACCAGGAGCAATCGGTGAGACAGTATCCTTATTGGAGCGCAACCGTTGCACCGAAATGGCAGGTAGGAAATACAATCCCTGGTGATATGAAGTTCCTTCACTTCACTGGATTTAATGCAGTAAACCGGTCATGGAATCTTGGTTCAGAAGGTCAGACTGTCAAAGTGAGGGATAAAGAAACTGGTCAGTTCAGGGATGTTCTTCTTAAAGGAGCATTGGTCGCACGTAACGTAGGAGAAATTTCAGTTGAAGCAGATGGCGGTCTAATCCGTGTTGATGTCAGTGCTGCTGTACATCCAAGTGCTGAGGCAAGTAGGGAAAAAGAAAGATACTTTCTCGATGACGAGGAAATAACTGATAAGCAATACAGTGATCTCTTAAATGATCTGAACAAACGTAAGCGCGAAAAAGTTCTGGCAGGCGAAACTATTGAAGGATTACGGATTGAAAAGGAAACTATCTATAGCAATGAACAACTTTACAAAGATGCTGGTTTTGAATCAACAGGAGTCTATGAGGAAGGTATTCTTGATGTTGGTCTTGATAAAAAAACTGGCAGGTTTCCAGTTTACACAGGATCTATCTGGGTCCCTGGAAATTTCAGCAATGCCAACCTGATTGCTTATGAAGAATCATTCGGTGCAACACACCTTAAAGATATCCAGCCTGAAATGAGGACAGAAGGGATAATCAACAGAGCAGTAGCCGAGGGTAACTATGGATTTGCAGCACAGGTTTTAAGCGACACTTACGGAGGTAATTGGAGATTTGATTCTGAAACAGGTAAATTTATTGAGATACAGGAATAATCCATGCCAGATACTACTCGAGTATATGATCCCAGGACCGGCAAGATCACTGAACCAGGTGAAGAAAAATTCACCGGTGATACAGCTGCAGGTTCACCGATCGACCTGAGACCGGATGCACCAAGAGCCTACGATCCGGTAAATAACCAGATAGGTATACAGATCGATGGTGAATTCCAGCCTATATCCAGGGAACAGCATTTCTATGAAAAAGGGGTAATTCCAAAAGTTGAAAAGCAAATTGAGCAGTACGAAGAAGAACTGAGAGATTTCCGTGAAAAGATCGAGGGAACGAAATATATCACCGAGGATGAAAAAAGAAACCGGATCCTCGAGATAGATATGGAAATTACCAAGCTTCAGCAAGATCAACGCAGAGCAGCTCGTCAACAACAACCGTTCGATACTTTTGCCTTACCGGGACCTGGTACAGCCGGTGTGTCGATCCAGATGGATCCCGAGAAGCAAGGCGAGATGAAACGGATAAATGAAGAAATCATCAGGCTTGCCAAAGAACGCAGGAACTTGGCAGAGGATCTGAAACCTGTCAGCGAGGAAGAAAAACGGGATATCAGAAACAACTACGGTGCATTTGACGGTTTCGGTGAAATAAAAATGCATGAGAAATATGGTGTTGAAAGGTCTATGAGGATCTACCGGGAAGCTGTTTCCGATCAGCTCGATGTTCTCGCAAAGGCAAGAATTAAAGTCAACAAACCAGAAAATATCATCTCCTATGACAATATCCTGTTTGGCAAGGAACCTGAATTAAAACACACCGACCAGGCTGGTCTCGATAAAATATGGGAGGCAGCAACTACGGATCCTGACTATGCTGACGGTGACTACGCTGCAAAACGTAAGATCCTGCATCAAAAGGTCAAAGAATTCCTGTCTGACAAAGAGGGCATAGAGGACAAGGAATCTGCATCATACAATATACTCTCGAATCTGTTGACAAAGTTCGCTCAGTCTGATGATGGTAACTTCACCATTGAGGGACTGAAACTGTATGCCGAGCATATGTCTAACCGGGTTAATTCCATGATGGAATATTTACAGGGCAGTTTAAGCCAGGTTAAAGACGAGGATCCCCACGAGGAAAAAAGGAAGTTTGACCAGCTTGAGAGGCAATATGGCAAAGATGCTGTTAGGCAGTGGTACAATACGTTGATGTCAGATGCCTTCCAGCTCAGGCTTGTACAGGATCAGCTTGATAAGATTCTCAAGATGCCTGAAGCTCGCAGGGGATTGAAAGATGCTGGTAAAGGATTCCTTGCCACCCCCGCCCATGAACTCATGTTGGGAGTTTATCAACTGGCCGAGGCAATGAATGTTAATAAGATTGTTGATAAAGTCAATGACGGCAGGGAACTTACTTTCAGTGAGGATCTTGCATTGAAAGCTTATGCAACGATAAACTATGCTGGTAACTATGATACTGAAAGCACGGTATACAAGGCTACGAAAGGTATGGTTGAGATGCTTCCGTACATTGCCGAGTTTCTTATCTCCGGTCCTACATACAGTGCCATTCGTGGTGCTGCATTGAAAGGAACGACAAAGCTTGCCAGAGGTGTTATCGGCCGGCAGGCCACTTTCCGGCTCGGAAAGAAAATATATAATGTTGCTGACCTGGCAGCATTGAATCTTGCCAGAGTCGCCGGTACAGCCGTTAGACCAATTGCCATACCTCAAATGCCGGTGACCAAATCCTTGCAGAATATCCGTGATGATGTTGTTCTGAACCCAACGATGGAAGGTATTGAGGCTGAGGTGCTGAAAAATACCGGGGATCCACTGGCAGAAGGTATAGGAAAAGGTTACTGGTCTGCTTTCTCAGAACTGTTTACGGAAAAAATGGGAAGGCACATAATGAGAGTTATCCCGTTTGCCGGCAAGATCGGGAAACAGCTTAGCGGAAAGCAAATGGTCCAAAGGACCGTCCTGGATAGATTTATGAAGCTGAAAGGGATACAAAGTATTGAAAAGCTTGGCAGTTATATCAGCCGGAACAAGCTTGGTTGGGATGGCATCATGGAAGAATATCTCGAGGAAGTTGCCAACTACTATATGGAAACTGCCGTAACCGGTGAAAGAGTCCACGGGAAAGAATTCTGGGATCAACAGCTTGTTACCTTTCTTACAGTAGCCGGTTTCGGTGCATTCATGAAACCTGTTCAGCTTACCCTTCATGGTGCGGTCGGCCACAAGATGAAATATACAATGGAAACACCGGAGGGTGAGATCAAGACAGTCAACCTTCCAAGACAGGTTCACCAGGATCTGATGAAGATAGTTGGTAAACCCGGTGCTTTCATTGATGACGAGGCCATAACCGGTTTCTTTGATAAATACAAAGGTGAACTCTCGAGAGAACAGTTCGATCTTCTGATGCATTTGACGGTCCAGGAAGGGCAGAAAAAGGCTCAGGAATTTGTAGCTACTCATGGTCCTGGCAGGGCAGCCAAGAGAATTGATGAGGACGAGCTGAAGCCGGAACAGGAAATTACAGAACCCGCTCCGGAACTTTCAAAGGAGGAAGTGAGTGAGATTGAAGAAGAGAACAGGAAGATTATTGCCGAGCATCCTGACCTGGCAAGACTCGATTTACTTACGGAGGATCCTGCCACCGGTCAGCTGTTAAGTCCTAGCGAAACAGTTATTGAGCAGACACATCAGCAGATTGCCGATGAACTTGCAGAAAAAGCTGAATATGATCAGTTCGGTAATGTCACCAACCTTACTCCGGAGATTGAGAGACTTGTAGAACAGGAAGAAACTCTGTCCAGATACAAGGATGAAATGCATGACCGGTCTGTTGATTTCGAGGATCTTTCAATATCTGATAAGCAGGAACGACTGTCCATTGAACTGCGTGAAGGAAAAACGCTGAAAGGTAAAACAACTCCTGTTACAGACCGCAGGTTTCAAGTTGAGCTTAAAGATGGCAGGAAGGTTGATGTATGGTTTCACAGGAACCTGGCTCCTGATGTTGAGAAAAAAGCAAGGAAGGCAATCAACAACCATGAAAAGGTTGAACTCAGGCTTCAGGATTGGCAGGAATGGAATCCCGACAGGAATATCACCGATGAAAGCGGAGTACCATACGAGGACAGGATTCAGGCATGGATAGGTGAGAATCCCGTTGGTGCTGTCCGTGTTACCGACTTCCGCGAGAAACGCGCCCGTGCTGAAAGGGCAAGAGAGGACAGAGAGAGAGCCGTTGGTAAGCTGGCCGAGAGTACCAAGGAATTCTTTGAAGGGTTTGCCGTAAAGAAAGCTTACTCGGACGAGGAACGCAGGGACCAGGCGAAGAAGTTCATCCAGATGGTTAAGGATGCAGGTGTTCTTGCCGGCGTTGAAGTTCAGATAGCAGTCCAGAGACTTATCGAATATATCCGCGAGCTTACCAATATCGATGATGAGCAGAAAGGATATCTGATTGCACTTGTCAACCAGAACAAAAAAGAAATTGAAAGGATTGCCGCGCAACAGAGAATTAAGGAAAAAGGCTATGCAAGGAAGGCAGAGGAACTTTCCATTGATAACCTGGTCATTCCATCCATAGAAGGCGTTGCACCTTCCGGGGCCCAGAAAATAGATGCCTTCCTTAACGGTTACGCACCAGTATGGAAAGGACTGTCTGAAAGCCTTGAAGTATCGAAGGAATCTGTAGAAAAAGCTTTTTACCAGATAGCCAGGAGAACCGATGCTTTGGGTAGCCTTCAAAATGAAGCCGTTTTTAGCTATTTTCTCGAGGGCTTGTATGCCGAGGACAGAATTAACGATGCAATAGTAGATCTCTTAAGACGCAGCTCCATATCGTCTGTACTAAGCTTATTTAACTTTTATGGTAACGTTAGGCTGACGAAACAGTATGGAATGCTGTTTAACGGATCAACGTTCTCCATGAAGCTGCTTAACCCTTCTGAGAAGTACGATGACTTTGTCAACAGCTTTACCAATGCCGTAAAAAGGTATGAACACAAAGGATACACTGGTTACGAGGCGTTGCGTCACAGGATCTATGCACACAATGAACAGCGAGAGGAATTGTTCCATTCCAAGAATCAGGATTACTCATGGTACTGGGATCAATCTGCCGAGCAGAGAGAAGAACTGAGAAGAACTCAGCATGAAAGGGATATCGAACTGCTTGGAGAGTTTACCGGCATTCCAACCGACACCTGGCGGGAGTACTTCACCAGTCAGACAAAGGAAACAATGGCAAAGCCTACCAAGGATGCTCCCAGGAATGCCGAATACACCACTTACGACAACTTGCTTGCCCATGATACCTACCGGGGAAACTATCCCAGGATCCAGAGCAACATAGCTTTTAATCTTGGATTCGGTGTAATATACAACCGTGAGGAAAAGAGGCCGAGAACTCTGGAAGAATTCAAGGAAGCATTCGAGGTTTACTTTCTGCGTGGGAATGAAACCACCGGGGCATTGTCAAACCTATATAAGCTGAGTACGGCCATACAGGAGCGTGATGAAATCGGACTGTCTGGGATCGATGTAAAGGGAGACCGGTTCAGCTCATTTGTACAAAGAAGCCATCTTTTCAATGCAGCGGAGAACATTCGCAGGCTTAATGTGGATAACCGGATAACCAGGTTCTATCGTGATAAGGATAAGGAAATGGAAGTTGTCCTGGTCAACGGTCTGCACAATACAAAGGTAAACAGGGGTAAAAAGGGAACTCATACGGTTAATCTCTCGAGCGAGGATTTGTGGCTGACCCAGATGGATTTCTTCCTACAGGAAGGTGACACATACCTGCACTGGTTAGGTCAGTTCGGTGATAAACCGGCCGTATACTTTGCCGAAGTTCCAAAAGAGACTGAGATTACCAGCGAAAAGATATCTGCACTCAAGAAAAAATTCCCGGATTTTGACAAGGCTGTTAAATGGGTTCACGATGAATATATCCAGCTGAATCAATCCTTTTTTAATTCCTTCCTTCTCTCCCCTACGAAAGATATTGATGCCCGCAAGAGAGAGCGTATGGATATTGCAAGGAACTTCGTCTACAACTTTGCGGTGAACATGGAGTCTTCCAATAAGATATTCCACGGCAGTCAGGAATCTTACAATGATCTCACGGATATAGTTAAACGTGGAGGCTCTACCAATTCACCAGGTTATGTATTGAATCCATACATAGAAGGCGGAGTAGGAGAAACCTTCCAGTTTGCATTGATTGAGGATCCAACATTTCTTGGACTCGAGGCATTTGACGGAGAGGAATTCATGTCAGCTGACTATGCTGAAAGAACTCAGGTATCGATGGGATCCACTCTCAGTAAAGTTGACCAGGAGGGCAATGAAATCCTTACTACAACGAAATCTCTGTTCAGCACAATAAATTACGATACCGGTTACCGAGGACTTACAAAGACAAACCGGTTGAATATTGAAATACTTGCCAGTGCTTTCCCTGGTAGCAAGTTCGAGCATATCAGGGATTTTATGAAAGCACACAGCATCGATGTACTTGCCGGAACTTCAGGAACCAAGAAAAGTGAGATGAATCCTGACAGGAAAGCAGTATCTATCAAGCTCTGGGATGAAGAAGGAAACTTGCTGAAGAAACCTGTCATACCTGAAAATTCAATTATTGCCAGAAATACAAGTGATGTTTTTGTGCAGCAGGATCTAAGGCATTCTACTGAAGGCAGTCCGACAAATATGCCTTCACAGATCCCGGCGAATATGCAGGCAATCGAAAATGGTGTAGAGATCTCCCGGAAGATATTCCGCCTGCAGGTAAAAGTCATGGCTGAAATGGTCCGTGAGTTTGACGGTAAGAAGATCGATGATGTAAAGATTAAATGGCTTAAAGACCTGGTCAATGAAAATACTCAACCGGATCTGTATCGTCTGCTCGAGGCGGGAATGACTCCTTATGAACCATCCTTTGCAAACTTCATGCGCAAGATGCTTTCTTCGGAACTCACCAGGAAGGCACTTGGAATACCGATAAACAGGATAACCACTATTGAGATCCTGGATCCTGGTACGACCGGTGATGAAGGTCTGTTGAAAGGCAGAACTCGTTATACGCATAATAATGAAGAACATATCCTCTTACCGGAAATTGCATCGAATGTTGATGGTGGAAGGTATGAGAATACCAAGTTTGAGGGCCGGCCGGAAGAAGCTGTTAAGTATGTTAGAAGGAATAAAGGAAAACATCTTGACCTCTTTACGCTTGGCGGTGAACTTATGGAATGGGAGATCTACGGCAGGGATGGTGTTATACCTGGTGAGCTGATGATATCAAACAGAGTGCCGGGAACAAACCTGCATTCGCATACTGTTGGCAGGCTGAAAGTAGGTTTTCCAGCCGGAAACTTTACAATGCTTGACAAGGAGAGCCAGAGGAACAGCGGTTCTGACGCTGATGGTGACCAGCGGTTTAATCAGGTTTTCTATAAGGATAAGAACGGCAATATCGTTGAGGACGAACCGGATCAGGAAACAAGGGAAGGTCTTGCCAATGATATAATGAGATTGATGGCCGAAGATTACATGAATCCGGCCTTCGATACCAGGGTAAAAAGTCCGATCAATACAGAAGCTTATGATCCCATTCTCGATGTTATCTCAGAAAAAGAAAAGCGTGTAGAGTATACCATGCTTGATCCTCGGGGTTATGACCGGGCAAGGAATGAAAATATGGTTGGTGTCAAGATGAAGGGAATCATGACTGATGCCGTGACCACGTACAGCCTGATAGCAAACAGGAATATTCCCTTCAAGTCAACGCAACAGATAGGTAATGTGAAGCTGACCGGTTTTGTCAAGGATCCTCTCGGTTATATGAAGGAACATCTTGCAAACTTTGTCAACCTCGCCTTTGACAATGCTGCTGATCCAAAGATTGAAAGGCTCGGTTTGAATGAGCATACAGCGAATATGTTCGTCATTGCATTGCTTGGAAACCGGGGGCTGGATACAAGGAATCAGGATGAGATACTGAAATACATTGAAAAGATCGCAAAGTATTTCACTTCACCGATCATGCGTGACTTTACAGAACGGATGAGAAGGGATTCCGGTGGCATGAGAGCTGTCGATCTTAAGGACGTGGCGAAGAATCTGAAGAATAAATACAAGCCTGAATCTGTTGACCAGATGATTTCGTTCTATAAGAGGGCAAGGGAGTTTCCGGATCTGAGGAGGTTCTATAGTCTCACACAAAATGCACCTGGCAGTGTGGTTGAATACGTTCTTGATCAGTCATTGTATGACAAGGTCAGAAACAATGGGTTTAGATTCATCGATGTTAAGAGACTTTTCGGTAAAAACGATCTTCCGATAGTCCAGTTTGCATCATCCGCAGGATCTCTAAGAGTATCCAAAGATTATATCTTCGAAGATACTTTCGATCAGTCGATTGTCGGCCAGGAGCTATACCGGTATATCAGTACGCTTCTTCGCAAGAAACCTGGTGGGTTTACAATGGATCAGCTTATCTCTGTATCCAGGGGAATCAACAATATGGCTGCCATACGTGCCATAGGTGTCAAACAAAACATGAGATCTCTCGAGAGTGAGCTTCTGTCAAATCTTGATAGCTACCGGGAGAAATATCCCGATAATCTGTTCCTTGAGACAGTTCAGAAAGTCAGGCGTAAAGGAAATGATTACCTCGAGATACTTCCTGACTACCGGAAAAGCAAGATCGGTGATGTGAAGCTTGCAAATACTCGGAATGATTTCGACCGGCTGAGTGATGATCTTAAGGATAAGTTCGCTGCTTATGCCTTGTATCGTTGGGGAGCAACTACAAGTACTTTCGGTGGATCCTACTACAATCTGTTCGGTGACGGATATCGTATAGACCTGTCATTGAGAATGCAGGAAGAACTTCTGTCATGGCAGTTGAATGAGCTTTCTTCCGTTGAGAAACTACAGATCGGTGAATGGATACTCAGAGCATCCAGGGATCCAAACCTGCGTAAAGTATCTGCGGTTAATCCTGCCTATGAAAATTACTACGACTATAATTCCCTTTCAACAATAGACTTTCCCATCTCTTACGAGGCAATGGACGGACTTCACGGTGTCTCGAGTATGGAGGATCTCAGCGAATATTCGGAAACACATCAGTTTGATGCCGAGGCATTGCTGGATTACATAGAGAAACAAACCGGTTCAAGGAAGGTAGTAAGGTTTGCCAAAGGAAAAGTGCAAGAATTCAGGGACAGAGCAATGAAGTTCTTCCCGCCGAACACTACTGCTCCGGAACCGTTAAGAGATATGATGCCGTCAAGTGGTATTGGTGAGGCGTTAGCAAGTGAGGATCCGGAACTTCAGGATTTTATTTTTACCCGCCTGCGTAAAATGTATCCTGGGGTCCGGATCTTTGCCAGCAGAGATTCTTTCATGGAATTTGTCGAGAAACATGGTGGTCGCGGTTTCAATGTCAATCCGGAGGCCATAGGTAACGCTTTCAAGAATGCCATCCGGATCGATCCTGAGAAGGCTGAACAATCAACAATGTTCCATGAATATGCACACATTTACTGGGATGCCCTTCCAGATGACAATAATGTAAAGACCGACCTGAGAAATATGTATTATGATCTCTATGCCGACAAGATATTTACATTGGAGGATCTTGATGAAATGATCATAATTGATATCGGTAAGGCTGGTGTAGAGCGTGGCAGGCTTAAGTTCGAAGGTTTACGACTGGAAAGATTCATGGATCTGTTAAGACAGTTCTGGATCGAGGTTAAGAAGCTGCTTGGATTTGCCAGCAGACAAGACCTGGTTGATGATCTTACGAATGATATCTGGGAGAACTCCGGCAGGATCAGAACTGAAACTGCATTTGGCGAGGCTGTTGTTCATAATATGATATCGTACAACTTCAGTAGTGAAAATATGCCGGGTTTCAATGGTGCTGAACATACTCATTACATCGGTGACAAGCCGGTAACGAGTGTTACCTCTGTGATCGGTACTGAGTTAAAGTCAGATATCTTTAATCCGTCTGCAGTTGCGATGAAAAGCGCTCAGAACTTTGAAAGGATTTACAGCAACTATACCAAGGAAAGACTTGGTGAAAAGGAACTCGAGGAGGAAGCTCAGGCTGATCTGGTCATATGGGATGAAAAGACTGAACGCGGAAATACTGCACACAAAGTAGCCGAAAGTGTGTTTGGCAATGCCATTATAACAAAGGATGACATAGCATGGTTTGAAGATCCGGCTGATTATCGCAAGCTCAGGAACAAACTACTCGAGATAAAAGACCACATACTTGCAAGATTCCCGAAAGCAGAGTTCTATCCTGAACGTCATGTCATATCCAAGAAATTCAAGATAGGTGGTTTTGTTGACCTGGTCGTTGATATCGGAGATAACAAATTGCTGGTATATGATTTCAAGACTGTTGAGAGCCAGCTTGCAGATGATGAAGGTAAAGCATTGCCTGATTACAAGAAAGCTTACGGCCTGATGAAACCGCCGTTCCAGCATCTCAGCAACTCGAAGTACACGGAGCATATGCTTCAAACGAATATGTATTCTTCCATCCTCGAGGAACAAACGGATCCGGAAAAACCAGGTCAAGTAAATCAGGTAGTTGAAGTGCGTATCGTACCGATTATTCGTAAAATTGATCCGGAAACGGGAAAATTCACGGATGTTAAGCTTGGCAATGTTGTCAAGATCCCGAGAAATGATAAAACAATTCAGATCGCTGAAAGAGTGATGGGTCACAGTGTTCTACTACGTGAGGATTTTGACAGGATCTATCCGGATTTCAAGGCCAACCTAGAGAAGCTGAAGGTAGCTCCTGTAATAATAAAGGATACGCTCACTGCATTCCATTTTGTAAAGCAGCTGTCACCTGATGTAAGTAAGTTCAGCAGAGCTAACGTTTCCGATGCAAGGACTGCCGGCCTGCAGGCGATGAAAGGCATCCTCATTGACCGTGGGTTTGATATGTCAGACTTCCGTGGTCCAAGAAAGATGAGTTTCGAAGAACTATTCTACATAGCATATGCTGAGAAACATATCACTAAGCAGATGTTGCTGGATCCTGACAGCGGTGTATCGCTTGATTCTTTGTTTCCGGAACAGGAAGTGTATAAGAAACTCACTCCAAAACCTAACCCGGCTGCTAAAAAGAGCAGTTGGCACAGAGTAAAACTCGGCGATAAGGATTATTTACTTCAGGACGTTGGCATAAACAATGCTTCTGTCGGTGATGATGTCATGCGTATATATGATTTCAAATGGAAATCCGGCCGGATGGGAAGGAATCATTACAGGTATACTATCCTGAAAATCGATAAGAAAAAAAGAAGGTTCTTTATCCACAATGTAGATTCCGGTGAGGATCACTGGGTTTCCGTACCTGGAAAGACCGATGGATTCCTGAAGATCCATGCCGACTTGCCGGAAGGTGTCCAGGAACCGGGAGAAGATTCCTTTGTCTCGAGATACATCTACGAGGCTGAATCAATCAGAGAAAAGCATTACAAGTCAGATTTCAAGATCGGTGAACCGGCCGAAACAGTCGAAGGTGAACAGGAGCGCAACCGCAAGGAAAGGCAGTTAAGAGAGATCTGGAAGTTCTTCAGGCAGTATGATGACATGGAAAAGGTTGAGGAATTCCTTAACGATGAAAAAGCAGTGGAGGACTTTTATGAGATAATGGCATCTGTAGATGCAGAGTTCGGTACACACCTGCAACTATTCATACGTGATGAAGGCGTAAATAATATGCTTGCCAGTGCTGTCAGGAGGGAACTGCAGGGATTTGAGGATGTCCCTGATCAATTACTTCCTATGACTACGAACCTGTATTACATGCTCACAATGAACCAGAAGGAAGTCTGGAAGAACTTTGATAGGCTTAACACTTTCAGGCTTACCATGCCGGCTAGGATGATAGAAATGCGATTTGTACCACTGAGTATGTTTACCACACAGACTGCCGTATCGATCAAGAAATATAATCAGGAGGCATTTGATCTTACCAGGTCATTCCGAAGATTCGCCAGAGGGAAAGTAAATGTCGAGCTACTTATTGTTGAGGATGGTGAAAGGCTTTACTGGCGCAGGCCGACTTCTGCAATGAAGGAGGATCACCCACTTGAGTTTGAATTTCTCAAGGAGCTTTACAGATATTACGAATACTTCGATCCTGAGATGAAAAGATACAAAGATACCGAGCAGGGTTTAACAAAAAGGATCCCGGTGACACAAATCTTTGCATCCAGGAGTGAAATGATCGACAGGTATGGTGGCAAATGGGGTCCTGTTCTGTACCAAAGATTACAACCAAAGGCTTATGATCATGTTAAGGTGAAACTTATACATGAGATCAATAAGGAAACCGGTGAGGTCAAGTATCTTGAGGATAGTGATGGTAAACCAGTTTATAGGACATTGAAGCAGATCAAGGAAGGATTCATATTTGACAGGAGTGATCCTGTTGAGCTGGCGAAGATACTTGGTCCGAGATGGAAAAATATAATGCGTATACCCGGTACTGTACCTGTAGCTGGTAAAGCCGGGCTACTTAATCATTATATTAAGCAGGCAATCCAGATATATCGCAAGGGTGGTGACCAGAATAACCTATCAGCCAATATTAATCAATCCAAGCGAAGAATTCCGATGGCCGGAAAAGGATCCACTGTATATGCTACTGAACATTACGTAGAGGCCGAAGAAAAATCCATCAACAGCATGATGAAACGGTTCTACCTGAAAAGGATGATGGCTCCCCTGGATTGGATGCTCGATATGTATGGATCCTATTCGTCAGAATCCAAAGACGAGGATAACTTGATCATGAAATATCTGCGCGTCTGGGGTGAGTACCAGCTGTACGGAAAGAAGCCGACTGCTGCATTTGAATGGCTTGGAAGTCAAACAATGTCAGATCTAGTAGACGTTGGTAACAGAGCTAATAGCTGGAATAAGATTCTCTTTTCATTGAAAACACAGTTTATTAACCTTGCCATTGGTCAGGGAATGGACATAATTCGGGAACCTGGTGCATACATAAGAGGACTTGAGAGAATGTTCGGTTCGGGTGGTCCGATTAAGAATATTACAAAGGCATGGAGGATTCTGCGTAGATACAAGCTTGCAAACATTGTTAGTGATGTTACATTCGACCAGATTGATAAGGAATTCAGACTTATGGGTATAGATCTGTCAAAAATTGAGAAAGTTGGTTTTTGGCCTATGGAAGCAGCTGAAAAGCTTAACCAATTTCCAATATTTATAGGTTTGATGACCGATGCAGAGTGGAATGCTTATGACAGTACAGGTAAAGTAGTTGACAAGAAAAATGCAATGTCATTCTGGCGAGCCTTAATGCTTGAGGGCAGGGTCCAGGATATTCATGGTGATTACGGTACAGAAAATGCAGCACCTTTATGGCTAGGTAATACAGGTAAAGCATTACTTCAGTTCAGGAAATGGTTACCAGCAATGATCTGGGCTCATCTTGCCCCGTATCATATCGACAGGAATATGGCAGTACGCAGTGGGATCCTGCCAACAGTACATTTGATGGCTAAAGTGATCTCGTACAATGTAAGGACCACACAGGAAAAGCAGGAGCAACGTGCCAAGAAAATAGAAGAAATGGCTGAGCGCGGTGAGTTTGCGAATGAAGCATTCTTCAGGAATGTAAGCGAATATATGGATACCCTTGTACATGCCGTAAATGGTAAGAAAATACAATGGAAGGATCTCTCTGAAAGTGACAAGAGGAATATCCGTTCATTTGCAATAGAGGTAATGTTATATGCTGCTATGACATTTACGTACCTTGCAATAATGGGACCTGGTGATGAAAAGACATTCAGGGATTACAGAAAAAGAATATTTGCTCCATTGTTCAAACGATATCAAGGTGATGTTTTCTGGATCTTTACACCTGATAACTGGCAATATTTCAGCGAACAGATGGTCCCAATGATCAGCATTATAGCAGGATCAGTGAAATTTATGTCTGATGCTACCTGGTATATCTATTCGCTTATCGATCCTACAAAAGCTCCCAATGCACTGTATAATAAAGATACATTAGTTGCAAGAAAGGGATTCCCAAAGTTTATCGTATCGGGATCATATATAGCGCCCGGTGGTAGTTTGATGAGACATGCAGCAGTAATGATTCGCAGAAAAAGATTGAAACGCACTCCGGTTGACCTTGAACAGTTCGGTCTGACTTCGGAAGATTTAATTGATTTCGGTGTTCAGGAAGGTGAACTTAATGAATTCAACCTGATCGAAATGTCATACAAATATGAAAGGATAATGCGTGACTTACGGCAGGCTGCCAAGTACAATGCATTAAAGAATAAAAATATCGATCCTGATTGGTTCATGGATCTCGAGACCGGTGAAGATCTGTTACGGTCGGAGGCTGACCAGCTGAAAGACTTGCTAAGAATGATCCAGATTGAACAGCAGGCACTGGATGGAGAGATCGATCTTGAACAGGTTCAAAAGGATGCTGCAGAGTACCGGAAACTGGAAAAAGCTCGTCAGGCACGTCCAAAGAGAAAAACAAAGCGTAAATTTAGAGAGGCAATACAACAAAAATAATTAATCATGGCGTACACGGATTTCACTCCTAAGACTCATGTTCAGGAAGCTCAAGACGGAATGGGTTTCAAGATATGGGATGAAAGCACCTGGAACGGTGAAAGTGGAAATACCACTTCGGCAGACCTATTTGTTTTTTTCATCAATGATGATGAGGAAACCATCGAATATGATGTCTACCCGTTGATAAGTGGTGTTGATACTACCAAGTTTGACGAATACCTTGATCGTGACGGTCATATTGTTGACCTGGTCGATCTTACTATTGACGGTGCAGCAGCTCCGGAACGGTTCGAGGATGGATATTACATCATCAGGATAGTCTACAATGACGGAACCTATGGTGCTGGTGCAGAACCTTATTATGACAATACCCAGGCATTCCTTGCTGAGTATCGCTGCAGAAAACGTAAGTTACCTGCCACACTGCTTACGTGGCCTATCGATGATGATGTAAGGCGAAAGAACTGGGATATCTACCTCGTAGGGCTTTATCTCGAGTCAGCTGAAGATTCTGTCGATCTCGGCAAGAAAGTCGAATTCAGACGAATTATGGCTCTTATAAAGGCTATCTTCGATTACTATGAAATAACCGAATGCTTTTAAGTCATGCCACTCAGCTATACACAGACAGAGTATGATAATATCGTTCTCGGGATAGCAGAACATGAGATCCGGATAACAGATAAGCTCGTTGCCATGAAACGTCAGAACGATCCTGACTGTTGGAGGCAAGAAAATGAACTGATGATGCTGCAGAACTGCCTGCATGCATTGAAACATTATGATGTCGATGCAGATTTCTTATCAGATGAAGATATATACTATCTGCATGAATTGTGTGTCCTTGTCATACAAAGTTGTCCTTTATAATGGGAAGCAAAGAATTCGGTCCTGAGCAGGATTACCCGCCAATATCCCCACCATCGGGGAAACCGTTTCTATTAAGATCGGACGGGCAACCTGCGACTTTCCTGGACCTGCTGGATACAATAAATTCCTACTCCGGCCACGCAGGAAAATTCCTGATGGTAAAGCTTACAGAGGATGGTGTAACCGTTTCAGCCGTATCGGTAGAGACCGACAAAAATTATGTCCATAACCAACCAACGCCTTCCGATGACTGGGGAACGATAAATCATGCAATGGGAAAATACCCTACTATAAACATATTTGATGACTCTGGAAACGAGGCACACGCTGACATATCTCACGTAGACATTAACAATGTTACCATAACTTCGACAATAGCATTTGCAGGAACAGCATATTTTAACTGATGAGTTCAGATTTTTACGTACCGGTAGATATGCATGGTCTGGAAATCCAGAACCATAGACTTCACCAGATAAGCGGTGACCTGGGATCACCTAACGATGGTGATATCTGGTTTAACAATACTACTGACGAGCCAAAGGTCAGAGCAACCAGGGGATCTACCAGCCAGAACCGAGCGATGATATCTGATGACGATGATTTCCACAACCGGCTGAATATTGTCACCAGCATACAGGATGTTGATGAATTGCTGATCTGGGATGACAGCGTTTCGGAAGTTGATCACCAGCAAAAATACAGAAGGATAACCAAGGCGAATCTCTTTGCCGGGATATCAACCATTCTTAATGCATACAATGAAATAATCGTTGACTCAGGTACAAGTCCTTTACAGGCTTCCGGAGAAAGTGAATTCAGAGTCTCAGCTGACGGTAGTATCCTTCAGACTGTTGGATCCAGTCCAGGCGGTATTGATCAGGTTGATATAGACTGGTTATTGCAGAATGTAAACACTGTACTCGCCGGACCGTCCAGCGGTGGTGATGCTGTTCCTACCTTCCGCGCCCTGGTCGATGATGATATGCCTACCAGCTACAGCGCTGCTGATTGGGATACTGCGTATACACACAGTCAGATAGTTTCAGGAAATCCACACGGCACTGTTATCACTGATCTCGGTTATGGTGTTGTAACCACACTCGGGGATCCTGGCTTGGATAGCAATCTTGTTACAGAAAAAGCTATCAGGACAGCTATTGCAGGATTAACCAATACTTTTGTTGGACTGACAGACACGCCCTCTGATTATACTGGCGGGGTGGGTGGATACATAGTTATGGTAAACAGCACCCCTGATGGTCTCGAGTTCGTGGATCCATCCGGATATGCTCTGTCAAACTTTGATGATGATCTCAGCTACGAAAACCCTCTTACCTTCCAGAACGGACTCACAAGAGCTACTAATACTATAACCTGGGGTGGAACGCTCAATGCCGTGACAGTAATAACAGGTACTTCTACATATACTTGGACTCTCAGCAACACAAACCCTTCACCTTCTGGATCTGCAAAGTTGTTTGCAAATTCCGGTGGTGGTGTAACAATACAGGGTTGGGATAATACTGACTTTACAGGAGATTATTCAAGGATATTTGTTGACCAGACCGGTGCTTACATGGAGTCAAATGTCTCAAGTGATCTTAAGCAGTTTGTAGTTGTTCAGGACTTCATAAGAATATCCGATGCTCAGGACTCAAAGGGAGCAATTTATGCCGCTGACTATGGAACAAACGGCAGGTCTGATGATCGGTGGATACCCGACTGGGGAAATGTCAAAACTTACATCGGTGGTCAAAGCACCAACTCACTTATACAAAGTCCCGGAGCCGGCCAGGATACCTATGCTATTACATGGGATAACGGCAATACAGAATACACGTTGACAGCATTTGCCGGCGGAGCTACTTCTTTTATAGGATTGACAGATACTCCGGCCAATTATACCGGTTCGGCAGATTACCTTTTGTTTGTAAATTCTACTCCGGATGCCGTTGTCTTTACAGATCCATCTGGATATGCGGTAAATAATTTTAGCGGGACTCTTACGGCTTCATGGACAATAACAGGGACCAATACGCTTATACCAAGAATAAGAGCATCAAGCACGGGTGTTGGCTCAGTAAACATGGAAATACAAACCGGAATTACCTTCAGTGTTGCTGCCTATGCAAATGATGACTATACAGGTAATTATGGCGAGATCTACATAACCGATGATAATGCTTTCTTAAGGCTTGACATCGGTGCAAATGAGAAAAAGATAGATATCTCTACAACGGCAATGACCATAACTGACTCGGATGATTCTACCGGGTTTATTTACGCTGCAGACTACAGTACTGCAGGTATGGCAAATGACAGGTGGTTACCTGACTGGGCAGCTGTAAGGGATCATATCGGCGGTCAGAATGTTACGACAGCATCGGGTGGGATCACCAATCCAACAGCGAGTGAGGATGGTTATGTAATATTCTGGGACAATTCTAACAACAGATATGACCTGAAAGCTGAGAGTGGTTCAGGGAATCATAATATACTCAGTTCTGTTCATAGTGATGCTGCTACTACGACAGTCCTGAGAGGGATGATTATAACTGGTCAAACAGCTACTCCACAGTGGGATGGCCTTGCTATATCTACCGATGTCAGTAATGTTCTCAGGACTGACGGTACAGATATATCCTGGGGAGATCTGAATTTTGCTGATCTTGGTACGACTCCTACCACATTTGCCGGATATGGAATAAGCGATTCACTTGCAAATCTTAATACTGCTGTTACCGATGCTACCCTGATTGATACTACTGACTCGAGGTTATCTGACGACCGGGATCCAAATGCTCATATACTTTCTGGGGCAAGGCACACAGCTTCCGGACTGACTGTTGGATATGTCATAGCTGCAGATGGTGCAACAACATTCTCATGGAGGCAATTGTTGGGATCTGAAATAAGCAACGATCTTGGTTGGGGAGGCGGTGTCTCTGTTACCAGCCAGGGAAATGATCAGATATTGACTTGTACAGGCACTACAGATGTTATGACGGCAGAGGATAATCTTACCTTTAACGGAACATCTAACGTGCTTACCATTACAGGAACAATAAATCTTACCGGTTCTGTCACGGACATAGCAATCTTTGATTCTACTGTTGAGGATTCTTTCTCGAGAGTCAGGATAGATGCCGGTTTGAACAGTGATACCATGCTGTCCTGGATGGAGAACGGAACTACTCAGGCAAGCATGGGTTGGAATGCTTCAGATAATCAGCTGTACATTATCAAGGGTTATGCTGGCGGGATCGATGCCAACGAGAAGCTGGCAGCTTTCGATCCTGATGGGGCTGTCCGGTTATTCTATAACAATGCCGAGAAACTTGCAACCACGGATACAGGAATATCAATTACAGGATCTGCCATTCATACGGGAGGTACTAACGCAAATGTCGAAGTTCTTAACGATGGTTATATTGACATTGTAAAAAATTCCAACTCGGCATCCTGGGCGAGAGGTATACGATGGTATTCCTACCAGGACGCTGCTACACTCGGGATTTATGCTTACGGAGCTACCAGGGGTGCGCTGGACTATATTGCTATTGGGGAGTCGCATACCGATGAGCTGGCTAAGTTTATTCGCAATGGTGCTGTTGAACTTTACTATAATAATTCCAGAAAACTGTATACCACAACAAATGGTATTGAAGTTACTGGTAGTATTATCACTGAGACTACAGGTGATGCTTTGGGCGGTCAATTTATAACAGGGACTACTGATACCAATGACTATTACGGTGTTTCCAATCTTGTTCTAAAGACTACGGGAGCATCCTTGGCAGGTCATGGGCCGGCATTGTACTTTTCATATACAGACAGCAGTTATACTAACCAGACCCTTGCTGCTATTGCAGTAACAAAAAATGATTCAGGACAGTACGGTGGAGAGTTTGAGGTCTGGGTCAGGAATACTACCAATAATCCTGTTTCCGGGATCTTTATAAATGAAAATGGCAGAGTATATCTGAAAAACCTTGCATCGAGTTCAGAAACAGTTACACTGCGATGGACTGCAAGCGGTACTCCTGCCGGTCATGTAAGCTATCCAACATCAGATGTGAGATTCAAAAGCAACGTTATCGATTGGTATGTTGATGCATTGCATGTACTTCAGCAATTCAGACCGAAACAGTTTGAGTGGGCATCGGAACCAGGAAATAAAAGGGTAGGATGGATAGCTCAGGAGGGGATGTTACATATACCTGAAATGTTCCCGTACATTAAGAATACTGACAGGTATTCACTTGCTGAATTTGAAATACTGCCATATTTTCACAAAGCAATTATAGAAGTTAATGAAAAAGTTGAATCTCATGAGGAAAGAATTGCAAGGCTCGAGGCCAGGATTGTTGAACTCGAATCGCAGTTGACGTAATTTTGTATATTTACCTATATTTTTGATTTAATACTTATTGTTATGGAACTTACTAATGATGATTGTATTACGGTATATAACGGTCTCAGTGAGATCGTTCAACCGGAATTTGCAGACATAAAGGATCTGCCGGACAGAGAGCAGTACATCTATCACATCAAGTTTGTCTATGCTGTTTCATATAACAAACGGATATTGAAAGATATCGTAGATTCACTGCAGGAAACCTCGAAAGCAAAGAAGGAATATGAAGATTACCTCGCAGAAAGAGACAAGTTGCTTCAAAGATATTCCGTTAAAGATGACAATGGAGCGCCCAGGGAAAGAGTTGAACAACTCGGCGCTGGCCTTATGAGGCGGTCTTACATTGTTCCGGACCTGGCCGATCCAGCAACTACTGCATCGAAGGCAATTAAAAAATTGGAGGAAAAGTCAAAGGACATTATTGATCAACGGGAAAAACAGCAGGAGGATTTTAAAAAATTGTTAAAAGAGAAACCCAAGAAGCTGGACCTGAAATTCGTTACCTGGGGCATGATACCTCGGGGATTACAACCTCAATGGATGGATGCAGTGATGTTCATGATAGATCCTGACTCGAAAGAACCAACAGAATCAGATAAATAGTTATAAATCATGACAGATCAGAGATTTCCCGCACAAAGCCCGGACTCCGGTAAAGAATTCCTGGAAGCCACAACATTCAAAGGAGATCCTGGGGATCCTGGCCGGGTCATACTTGCAAGCCCGCCATTTATTGCCATACCATGTGATGATGATGACAGCAACCCGGTATTTACAAATGCAGAGTCATTTTTTTACATCATCGATGGTAACCAGATTATTGCTGACAATGCCACTCCGGACGGCTGGTCAGTATCCGTGGAGAGCCAGACGGATTGTACTGTTGGTCTGACAGGAAACCTCGGAATTGCAGTATCGGCAATAACTGCGGACACGGCCGAGTGTGTGATCAAGGCATCAAAGGCTGCTGAGAACGACTTATACGCCAGGATCTATATCAAGCGTATCAATAAAGGTGAAAAAGGTGATCAGGGTGATAAGGGTGTCAAGGGTGATACCGGTTCGCCAGGCTCAACGGGTGCGGCTGGTTCAGACGGGACCGGTGTTGTTGTGGAAAAGTTTGTTGTGGAATGCAGGGCATCAGTACCGGGCGATGCAACGAATTACGGTGATGACAAGATAAGGCTGGACTTTGATTCCGCACATGGTTTTGTTGTTGGTGAATATCTGCTGGTGCTTGACGCTGCTCCGGCAGAAGCGGTGATACTTGAGGTAATAAGTTCCACGGCAGTGAAGATTGACAAGGGATATCTTGCTGATGTAAATGATATACCGATTTATTCCATGCGTCATTTCAGATCCATTGCCGATGGTGTTGGTCAGATACTCAGGTTTGATAATGTCTGGGCCGTTGGTGACAAGCCTTGGGAATTATTTCTTATCATGGACGATGAGGATGCCGGAGAGGACTTAACCTGCAGTGCCGGATATGCTCAATACCCTGCTTCCGGTTACAATTACTTTATCAACAGCAAGGTCTATAACTCTGCCGAGGACATCGATGGTGCTAATCTGCTGGACTTAAGCAGTGCGGTTGTATGGAAACGACCGATGGTATCAGCAACAGATCCGCGAAAGGATGTGTATTTGTATGGGTTACCTTATCCCGGCAATACCTGGTCAGCTGACTACTCCGGGGTTACTTTTGAACTGCATTTCGTTAAGTTCCAATTTGATATCGATTTCCCATAAAATTATTCTTTATTAAAATCCACATATATTGCTATCTTAGTATTGTTAATCAAAAACGGAAAACTATGAAAAAGCTAATTTCCCTTCTCACCTTTCTCTTTTTCGTTCCACTCTTACTTTTCTCTCAGGACGTATTCCCTGGTGACACCTCGACTGTCATCATAATACCGGAGAGCTGGACGGAAATGGCAGAAAATCCAAGATTGTGGTTATTTAATGTCGGAACACTCGCCGGGGCCGTCTGGGTCATTGCCGGAGCGTTTATTATATGGCTGAAACTGCCAGCCGATAAGAAATGGCCCAAATTGGTGACAGGAATAGTCATTGCACTGGTCCTGTCGATTGTCACGAAAGTTATAAATTGGGGTTTATTTGCCGGAGATCCTTGGCTGGAAACCATACTTGGCGGCTTAGGTATCGGCGCTGTTGCTGGTGGTATATCTGATATTCAAACGATGAAAGTAGCGTTGAGTATCATACTATCATTAATACGCATACGAAAAACGCCATTATAAGTTTTCCATTTCAAAAAAAAGAGGGGCTAATAACCCCCTTTTTTTTATTTGGCTTTGGCGATATGTGGAGCGAGGCCGTTTTCTTCCTTGTTCTCCTGATCGGTATGGGAATACCCGGCCAGCTCGGATTCATGGAACACAAGGTAAGCTTTGTTAATGGCCCAGTCAATGATTACCGGGAATGACCAGTTCTCTGCTTCCTGCGGTATGAACGGGAATATTTCATCGCCTCTACATACCGGTAAGGTCACATCATCGGCCACATCAACGGCATAATATCTCCTGAGATTCCTTGTCACTGCTCCCTTGGCCTCGGGTGCTTGATAGGTTGTGGGTATAATTACGCCACCTTCGGTTTTCATCTCACCGGGATCCTGCTCAATAGCGAAAATACGCCCGTTAAGAGGTTTTACTACATTATTGGGTATTTCTACCACTGCCATAACAGTTTGTCCTTTGTAGTCCTCCCCTTGCATTCTAGGAAGGTCATCCAGGCTAGTTGGTAAGCCGGTTGAATCATTTGGCTTTCCGTTGAACTCGGAACTTGCTTGTTTTTTCATCAGTCATGCTTTTTAGTTGATATTAATTTTTCAAATCTACGAGTTTCTTCCCAATACTTATCCTTGTTCAACGGGATCTGCACAATCATCTCATCATCGATGTATTTACAGAGCCGGTCCGCTTCGATAGGATAATCCTCCCTGGCTATCTTTTTTGCTTTTTCCTTGTCAAAGCATGAATCCAGTCTCAACGTCTTGTAGATATCCCTTCCATCGATTCCCGGCAGGATATCCCTTACGATACTGAAATGTCTGCAACTATAGAACCCGCCGTTGTCTTTGTAAAGTTCTGCAGCCGGGTGAGCAGCTTCGAACACGATATGTTTATTATTCGTGATCAGTTCTTTGCATTTCCTGGCCTCAGCTCCCCATAGCAGGAAAACTACCTGGTGGTCTTTCTTGTTCAATCCCTCGAATACTGCTTTCAGGATTTCGTCCCAACCGATATCCTTATGACTATTCGGTTTTCCTTCCTCTACGGTAAGCGTTGCATTAAGCAATAGGAAACCGAGATTTGTCCATCCGGACAGATCATTGCGAGGGAAATATTCCTCGTAGGTCTCATTATGGAAATACTGTACATTAAAATCCGTGTAGATCTCCTTAAAGATAACCTCGAGTGAAGGTGGCCGTTTTTCCTGCTGAGTGGAAAATGCAAGTCCATCGGCCGTACCTTGAGTATGGTATGGATCCTGGCCTATGATGACTACCCTTGTCTTGTCAAAGGGACAGCGATCAAAGGCACGGAAAACAACATTACCGGGCGGATATATATTCTTCCGCTTTCTTTCTTCGGTTAGAAAACGCCTCATCTCCTGCATTTTCCTGCTTTCCATGACGGGGTTTAAGATATCTTTCCAAGTCATAATTTATCAATTAATCATATCGGGCAATAGCAATATCAAATAGCTGACCGATGAACTTGGAATTTCGAAGAACAGCATCTTGTAGATCTGAAACTGTTTCATGTCCTAGAGCATCGTAATGGAAATTTGTGTCAATCATAACGAGCAGTATGCTATCTGATTCTGACAAAGCTTCGATGGTATAATCCAGAAGTTCCATTGTAACTGAACAGCATTCATGTGATCTATCGTTTTGTTTCGAATCGAAAAAGATTTGCAGGCACTGCAGAAACAATATTAATAGCAGTAGTGGCAATATAATTTTGTTCATAATTATAGATGTATATCGTTAAAGTAAAACTTGTTGTACTTGTAATGGTCCGCAGGCTTTGGATGGATATCGTATTCAACCTGCAGGTGAGGTATCAGTTCCTCAATATACCTACGCATATCATCTTGCTTGTATCTCGAGAAATCTTCTGTAATGGTTACCATTCTGGTAGTTCCGTCAGGCATTTTTATTCCCTGGACAGTAGATCTAAGATCAGCAAAAAGAACCTGATGGACCTGTTTTTCGGATAAGCCCTGGAAGGTTTCCGATTTCATGCATTCCTTACGAATTATCCCGCCGAAGTAGTAGGCATATTGGTTTGGCGTAATGTCACTTTCGACTCGTTCGATGATTGCATAGCCTCGTCTGCCTTCCAGGTTTTTCCTCTTGAATTCAAGCATATCTTCTTCCTCGAAAATAAACTTACCGTTTATTACAGTGAAGAAATGCTTGTACTTGGGTTCACGCATTACCAGTCCTCAGCCGTGACCTGTCCTCCGCTGTCCTCGGATCCGGCTTGAGTGGCTTCCCCTTCAATGGGTGTTGCATACTTCTTGAACTCCTGGGATTCCATGATCTTCGTCTTGAGAAAATTCGGTATCAACTCGAACTTCTCATGATCGAACTGTTCTTCCCCCTTTTCAATCTTCTCCCAATCCCATATGTAAGTTGGATTGATCTGGTCAGGCATTTCCATGTCCTTTGGACGCTTCATGATCGCCTGCATCTTGAGATTGGTGTTTTCGTTGGTGACCTCGGCCACTTCCTGTCCTTGGTATGCTTTCTTCCTTTTATGCATGAACTGAATGAGACAGGACTTCCCGACCATGACCGCAGGATCGAATTCCTTCATTTCTGCAGCACTTAACGGAACACCTCTCCATGCTGAGACCAGCTTGGACAGATTTGAGTTTTCCTTGGTACTCAAGGTGAATTCCTCGCTTACCACGAACGGTTGTTCACCTTTTTCCTCGTTGAAAACAGCCTTGAACTTCGGAAGCTCCCAGGTCAGGAAAATTCGGTGTACATGACCTTGCAGCTGACCTTGATAGATGTTCGGAACAGTTCCAATATCGATGAGAGAGTAACATCTTGCAACAGTCGTACTTGGTTCAGGCAGTTTTACGGCTTTAAAGTTTCCAGATGATGTTGCTTTTACCATGATTAAAAATGTTTAAAAATTAATAATAGAGATTTATAAAAAATATAATTTCTGAATGACCGTAAAGTTAATGAAAAATCACGACTTAACCTTGAGATTCAATACGTTTACGCCATTCTTCATATCGTTTTGCCTCACGAATTTTCCGCAGTTCCTTCCTTCTTCGCCTTTTCCTGAAATTGTGACGCTTCTTAATAACTATGCGGTGGTTATAAGCTTTTTTTCGGACCTTGAGTGGAAGTCTGAAATAACCCACGCCTTTTACATAACAATTTATTCCTATCCTGAAGTACCAGCCTATGCCATAGCTGGAAAAAAACAGCCTCACGACCTTTTCAATATGGTCGTGAGACATGCGGATATTCTGCTCGTTGAGATCCTTGCGGATCTGAGCGATAATCCCGTGGTGCGTTTTGGGACCTTTGTAGTCTTTTATCTTACCTGCTGACATAGGAATCCTCGTAGAAAACATTCATGCCATCGATGATGACTTCTCCATCTTCCAGCTTCTGCTTAACTATTTCATCATTGGCTTTTATCCATTCCCTTACCGCTGTTTCATCAAGCGTCAGGAACTTTCGCGGAACTTTCGCGAAATCATACACATCGAACTTGATATTCTTCCTGATGCCTTTCCTAGCTTCCTTGATTTCTTTCTCACTACCCTTAATTTCCTTTTCAGTCTCAGCATCAATCTTTTTCTTCATTTCCTCGCTTGTCTTGGCTGAATCTGATTCGGCTTTTGTTCTGGCAGTCATTATACCGGCCATTGCATCTTCACGGGATTCTTCAGACTCGCTCTCAGTAAGTAGAAGATTGGCTTTATGTTCGGCCAGGAGATTCTTTACATCCTGTACCATCTGCTCATAGGATTCTCTGTAATGAATGAACTCGTCAGGCTTTGGAATATTTTTGTCTATGATTGTGCTGAGAATTTCACAATCAGCTGATTTAAGGCATCCACGGGATGTTTTGGCCTGACCTGTCTTGTCATTCCAATTCCCACCATATATCCTGGCCGTAAGCTGACTGCGGATCCTGATTATCCTATCGGATTCTTCATTTTTTTCCTTGGCCTTCTTCTCTGCTTCTTTTGCCACCTTCTCAGCCTCGATCTTTGCGGCGGCAGCCTGGATCTTCTTGTAATTGGTGATGGCTGATCCGATAGCTGATTTCACTTCCTCGAGAGGTTTACTCAGAGTTTTTGCAAACTCATCGATCATCTTACTGGCTTTGTAATACGGATCTTTACGTAGCTTCCTGACCTTCTCAATGTTTCTCAGGATTTCGTTCAGCTCAGAGATATTATTCTCGGCTATAACGAGGGAATCATCGGTTTCAACAGCGATTTTGGCTGCATACTGTTCGAAATGTTTGATCTTGGTATCGATCTCAATGAACAGTTTCTTTACCTGGATCGGTTTGAGCAATGACTCTCCTTCTTCCAGGATTTCTTGAGTTTGAACATCCTTTACGTCAGGATCCTCAGTTTTGTTATTTGCTTTCATTCAGTCCTCCACTATTTTAGAATTATCAAGTAATATTTTCATAACCCTGCGCCTGGCTGCCTTACTTGGATAAGTCAGCGTGGCAGAGTATTTGTGCCACTCAGGTTGAACTCTTGTCTTGGCCCAGATTTCATAACCTGTCTTTTTATCTGCTCCGGACCCTATCGGATGCAGGTCACGCTCCCGGATTATTACCCATCCGGCATCGGTAAGCTTTTTTTGATCAGTTGCATTCATGGTGATGTTTTTATTAATCGTTCAAGATAATCTTCTATATCATCAACAGATGTTGATTTTGTTTTTTCAACATAAACTTCAATATCACCGTCAGCATTTTTATCAAAACGATACCAGTTTATCCTATAATAGAACTGATCCGCCAGTTCTTTTGCCTTCTCTATGTCCTCAGCTTCAATTACTATGGACATTCTCTGGGTATACTTAACTTCTACGTCAAATGTTTTCATAATTAAAATGCATTCAAGTCTTGTTTTGGTAATTCTTCAAGTTTCTCCATTTCCCAATCCTCCCTTGTGCTATTTAGCTCATTGAGATTCATGTAATACAGGTTAGGACTGATCATCAATCCACAATGGGCGCACTCATGACTAACGGTAGAAACCGGTTTGCTGTCGCTATACGAATTCATCGCTTGACCACAGTTCGGGCATTTTTCTGAATAACTATGTCCACTCATAATAAATAGTTTAATGATTTGGGATGAAAATAATTTCAGTTAAAATCCTTCAAATATGGATCCCTGGTTACCGTCCATGTATGATACAAATGGAAACCTTGTGAACTTGGAATTCTCATCCTTGGGATCCTCACGTTCATAGATCCTCCTGGACAGCCGGTCATACCTGAATATAGGATAATTGGTCTCATTCGTTGTTTCCCCGCCACGCTGCTTATTACGCATCGCCTGAACATGAAATCCAACCTTGTCAGATAGCCATTCATTGCTTTTCTCCTGGTGAACACACACTATAGCATTGGCTTTGGACCACCATCTCTGGCCACCGGTTAGCAGTGCATGTGACGGCGGTTTGTCAAGATCTCCGGAATCCTTTATCGTCTTAGGATGATGGCAAATGAGATTTATGAGCTTATACTTCGTGTTGAGCCTCCCTTCAAAATTCAGCTGTTGCTCAATATAATGGTCAACATCGGTAAATCTATGGTTCAGTGCAGACCAGGGATCTGTCAGGAAACCTGTGATACCATGCTGTTTGATCATCTGTCTTTTAATTTCCCGCAGTTCTTCAGGAGTATACCCTTCTTCACGGTCAACAAAGAAAAAATACTTGTCAATAAAGCTTCTCCACGTTTCACGCATCTCATCATAAGTGGCTCTCTTGCTGTAACCAGGTTCAACAGGCTTGTTGATAAGTATTGAAACCATTATTTCTATCAAATCTGCCGGCGGGTAGTTCTCCGGGCAGTAAATCCCCCATTTCCATTTATATTTTACGGCAGAAATAAGCATCAACACCAGGGCAAACGATGTCTTACCCTGTTTTGGAAATCCGTTTATAACGATTGTCCATCCTCTTATCCATTTGAAAAACGGATCCAATGATGCAAAGCCTGTCTCTACTCCTGATGTTTTACCTTCGTGATAATTTTTATGGATCTCATCCTCATGATCCGAAGCGATAGTAACACCTTCGATCGGGAATACCTTTGCATTTTCAATGGTTCCTGCCAGCAATGCCTTGCCACGCTTTATCAAAAGTTCATTGGGATCATTTATAGGTTTACCATCATTATCCTTGTAGTCACCGAATCTGATATACTTGCATCTTTCGAAGCCTAGCCTCCTGGCAAGTTCCTGCCTAAGTTTTACTCCTGGTGGATCATCATCCGTAGCAATGTAAAACATCTCAATATCTTTAAGATCATCCAGAACAGGATCCAGGTAGTCCAGATTGATGCTGCTCATAATCCTTATCTTACCGGTCTCAATGTAATATTTCTTCTCATCATCGGTTATGGACGCTCCATTCGGAACAGATATCACCGGTGTTATTCCTGCTTCATGATATGCCAGGACATCGTTCTCACCTTCGGTTATTACTGCCCATTTCGAACCTTTGATACTGTCGATATTGTACGGGATCAGGCTTGCACCCGGTATCATTTTGAAATTCTTAACAGGATCCCGGAACTTAATGTTCACAAGAACATCATCCTTTTTGTACTTATAGTTGATGCATTTCTTGGTTACCCATTTACCTTGCAGGTGTTCTTCACCAGGGGAAATTCTGTTCAGCAGTATTGATTCACTGTTCATTGAAATATCGAAATGACGCAATGTACTGACACTGATTTTTCTTTTTTCCCAGAACCACTTCACAACCGGGTCGCTTATCGGCAGGTAGTCATAATTCTTCAGGACAGGTTTAATCTTTGCGCGGGACAGATATTCCTCAGTAAGAACATATCCGGATTCCTTACAATGATTACATCTCCACGGCATAGGATCCTTACCAAGATTTACTGCAAACTTTTTTTCCTTGTGATGTTCCGGCTTCCTGGTTGGAGTACAGATCGGGCAGGTGATATAATGCTCACCATTTCCGGACAAAGGGATATTAATCTCAAATATCCCCTTGCTGGTCGCTATCTTGCTCATATTGCTTTTTCCGCTGTTCTTCAGTTATGGTTTCCTTTTTGGCTTTCTCAGCTGATTTAAACCCGGCTAAAAGCTTATTCGCCTCGGACCTCCAATCAATTTCATAATACGCATTCATTGGATTCAGCCATTTATCTGCCATCATGATCCTGCGATTGAATCCTCCCTTTCGTTCCAGCTCGAGATATTCGAGGTAAGCATTTCTTTGGCTTGTCAGGAATTCGCGGGAATATCCTTTTCTGACCTTGATATAATTGCTTAATGCTCTTTTCTTGGATCCAGGCCAGATTACCTTCCTTTGCCCATCAATCAGCTTTGTCCAGAAAGCATTCTCAAATTCAACTTCGATATCTGCAAATGCACTCTCCCACATAGTAGTGATCTTAGGTATCGGAGTATTTTCCGGGTATATGAAACCTTTATCGACCAGGTCATGCAATAATGCTTCTTGCTGATCCGGGGTGAAGCCGGTTTTCCGGTAGGTTTCGATAACATCGACCTCCTTTTTGTTTTGAACGCAACGATAGATATAATCCATCAGAACGTATGCACTGCAGTTCAATCCCATATTGACCCTTGCAGAATGGTTGATGGTGGTAGAACCAACTATTGTCGGTTTGCCTACCTTGAATTCATTTACTTTTTTTGCCATTTTCTTCATTGTTGATTTCAGAAGAAGGTAATTTCCAGTTAACCATGTCAACAGTCTTTGTACTCTTACGGAATATCTCAACGTTGGTATTGACATCAACGGCTATTATCCAGTTTTCGGAGTGATCGCCGTGATACTCATAGAATGGAAGAAATATTTCATCCTTCCTTGGTTCGACAAAATATAACTTATCACCAGCAATTGATGTGAATGAAGCTATTTCATTGCGCTGGTCAACATGGTTATGCCATGTCTTTAGTTCAATCTTCTCACCTTTTTTCAGGTGTTCATCGACACGTTTTCTTGCTGCTTGATTCTCAAGCTTCGCAACTTTCGGGTTCATTTTTCTAGTTGTCATCGCTTAACAGATTATTTTTGGTTTTATCGTCCATTGCATATTTTTCACGGTTCTCAATAAGCCATTTGACTTTCTGGAACTGACCAAGCGTTACTTTACCGCTTACATCGTATTTCCTCTCAGCCAGCCAGCGGATCTGCCATTCTCTTGCCGGCTGTGCAGATATCAGTTCAGAAGCCATAGCTTTCGTATATTCAATGCCTTCCTGGTACACTCCCATATCGATGATCCACTTAAGCTGTTTCTCGGTGGCCGGCTCAAGCATTTTCTCAGAATTCCACGGTCTCACTTCCGGAAGTTTCAGAAGGTTGATCTTCTTATCGGAACCGTAGCGGATCCTCATACGCCTCTCACGCTTTTCGCGTTCCTCGAGTAATTTCTGCCGGTGTTTCTCCGGAATGAAAAGTCTTTCCTCGATCGGTTTATCTCTTTCCAGCTCCCAGGCATTTACCAGGGATAGATTACCAGAATTATCCACGAAATCAAGAACTATACAGTCCGAACTGCCTACCCTTTCCTGAAACATATCTGATTTCAGCCTTGTTCCCCGGCCGATACTCTGGATATATAGTGTCTCAGACTGCGTAGGACGCGCCATAATGATACATCCGACATCATCATGATCGAAACCCTCAGTGAGTATGTTAACGTTTGTCAGGACGCTTATTTCACCTTTTCTAAAGCTTTCGACAATTTGTGTCCTGTTTGGGCAGCGAGTAGTATCACTAACGACAGTATCAGCATTAATCCCATTATCACGGAGAACACGACCCAGATTATACGCATGATCAATGTCCACACAGTAAGCAATAGTTTGTCTATTGTCCGCATATTCCTTGTATTTTGCAGCGATTAAAGTATTTCTTAACTCGGAATCCACCTTCTCAGAAAGCTGTTTAAGATTAAAGTCACCACCGGTTCGTTTAACCCGGCTGATATCTGCCGGTGTGCGGATCTGGTATGCTGTCAGCGGTGCTAACCAACCGTCCCGGATCCCATCCTCGATAAGATATTGAAATGTTATCTCCTGAGCAATATTTGTCAGGCTGAGACCGTCAAGCCTTTTTGGTGTAGCTGTCCAGCCGGTAGTCAGTTTCGGTTCAAAATGCCTTACTGATTTCAGGTAAGATGGAGAGACATAATGATGTGCCTCGTCTATGATGAGCAATTCAAATTCTCTCGGATCTATCTTGTCCAGCCGGTTATAAATGGTCTGAACAGATGCCACGACAATTTTCTTTTCGACTTCGAATACCGGTCCTTTTATTATGCCCACATTCATAGGCCAGTACTGCTCAATCTCATGGTAAGCCTGCATGATAAGTTCTTCCCGGTGTGCCAGGAACATAGTTCTCTTGAAATGCTTTGCGAGGTCAACGGCTTGCATGCGCTTACCGGTCCCGGTAGCCTGCACGATCAGCTGCTTATTGATCCCGTTATCGTATTTTTCCTTTATTGCCTGCTTGCATGCAATCTGGTAAGGTCGCCAGCGTATATTCATAGATCAGAAATTTGTAGGTAATTTTTCGCTTACCTGTTCGGCAGGTACTTCTTCGTATTCAGCATCGTCAGCCCTCATCTTATTAAACTCACTTTTTAGCATAAAGCGCGTATGAGCCTCACATTTATTGCACCAATTATCATCAGAATCGCCTGTTTCGTAAAGTTCGATAACATTGTTGCTATTAGGATCCACCCATGCCTTAGTTTGGATGTTAATGCCTCCGCATTGCTCACAAACCAAAAGAGTATCATCTATGTTTGTGATATAATTTTCCAGGGCAAGTTTCATTTCAAAGATATGCCCGCGAAACTTCCTGTCTACATCTATGTAACCTTGGGTTACCTTGTCTGCATGAAGAACGGTTGCATGATCTTTCATGCCGAAGGTCTCGCCGATCTTGGATGTACTGCAGTTCGTCATTAACCTTGCAAAGTACATACATATCTGTCTTGCTTGTACAACTTCACGCCTTCTGGTTTTTATCATGATCATCCCTTCGGATACGCCAGTGAATTTACTCACTGTCTTAAGAATTCTGTCCAGAAATTCCGGACCTTGTAAGTCATTTCTCAAAATTACTTGTGCCATAATTCTCTTTTATTTGGTTTAAGAAGAAAATAATTAAAGGGCAGGCATATCAACGATCAAACAGTCCTCGGCTATTTTTTCATTAATTATCTATGCCTGCCCTCGTTAAAAGATATTCGTCAAGTGATTTGTACTTATAGCGAATCTTGCGTGGACCGCCACTTTTATCAGTTGTCTTGAATCTCTCTGGAAGGAATGTCGTTGGAAACAGTGCATTTGCAGGGATTATCTGCCCTTTCTTGTTAACCTGCGGATGCGTGATTATTTTTTGCACATAAATGTGGTGGATCTGGAATACCCACTTCTGATCGATGGCAAATCTTCGCCATGCATCGTTCTGATTGTAATTTCCCTTTACATCGATAACTGAATAATACAGATCACGCTCACTTGAGTAATTAGCTATTATTGGATAGCTTTTTACACTCTGGGTAAGTATATCGTTGTAACCCACATATAGCTTCTTATGCAGTTCTTTCGACCAGTAGATCAGGAAATCTGCCTTGTATTCATGGCCGACCAGTAATTTAACGGTACGCTCCTTTGTTTTGGTCTTAAGCTGTTCTATAAAGCCTATTGTGGCTCCATCGAACAATTTAAATGATTTGGGCTGATATTTCAGGAGAGTTATGTAACCATGCTTTTTCAGTTCATCCAGCCACCAGGAAAAGTACATTTCCTCATTGCTTTCAAATTCATTCATTCCCTAAAAGTTCATTGATTCGTTCATCCATATAATTCCTTGGTTTGATAGTAAACCTGCTCTGGAAACGCCTGGGAAAGCTATCCGGGAACCAGAGATCCTTGTTCGGTGATAGTTGATATATATGAATAAGTTCTGCCTGCTTCGTCATTGAGAAAGATTCCCAGTTCGGATACAAGCTTTTCCACTTCTTCTGAGCTTCCGCTACTGGACTGACCCCAACGGGAGCCGCGCAGTATAAACTCATAGTAAGAAATGTAAGTAAAACCATCCATTTTCTCATAGATTTTTTTTAGTTAGACATTACGATCCGGGAGTTTCCGGGAAAGATAAAAAAAGAGCATTACGCTCCCTTTTATACACTGCTAAGGTACAGAATTCCTACATATTATCATTGAGTTTCCCCTCTTTTTTTGCCCACTCCCAGAATTCCTGTTCATTTAGCTCGGCTTCTTTTGCCAGTTGTTCCAGAACTTCTGGATGATCTGACAAATATTCCAGGTAAAGTTCCTTAATTTTCCCCATGATATTAACCTATTAATGAATATGCTGCATTTATTTTTTTCATCATCTTTTCACACCTTGCAATATCGTCCGGATTCCTGTCAGGATGCCATCTCATAGCAAGTTTGTAGTAAGCTTTCCTGATCTCATCTGTGGTTGCCTCTGTGGTAACCCCAAGTACAGTATACGGATCCTGTTCATGCAATACCTCCCAGGCTTCGTCAGGACTCATCCTCTTAAAGAAAGCCCTGTTCCATTGCTGTTGATCCCCGTAACCTTCCTTCTCGGGATTGTAAGTTTTATAGCCGTCTAGGAATCCCATAATGTATAATGACCATCAACTATGCCTGGCTTCTCGGTACTGGCAGATTTTGTAGTCTCAGCTTCCTTCATCCTTTGTTTCAATATCTTTCTTCGCTTTTCATAGATGTGCTTACGCAACGGTCCTAGCAGATAATTGATACTGTAATCATCCAGATCTTTCGGAGCCTTTATATCATCCCAATGATTCTCACCGAAATACTGCTCCAATACTTTGCAGGTTATATGAAAGTAAATATCTGCCCATTCACTGCTCATAGGTGCTTCAAGAGATCGTGTATAAATGAAAATAGCCACTTCAACATCTGTAGCAGTTTCTTTCTTTTGGACCATATTTGCAAGTCTTGCTACCGTTACCTGGGCAAGCAATCTCTGCGGTATGGTATCCGCCCACGCCTGAGAGTGAGTCAGAATCGGTGATTCCAATGCATCCATCAGGTCAAACCAATGACTGTCAAATGTTTTCGATCTGGACTTCATGTGGTGTTTCGTTAGTTGGCAGACCAAGGGATCTCAGGTGTTTGCAGTATCGCCTTGTACGGTAAGCCGGGCAACTGCATCCCCAGTGTCGGTTCTTCTTATTCTGAGCAATTATATAAATGCGGTTGCTCGTTTCAGATCTGATTTCAAATCTGTTGGTCCATTGATCATTGTCAGGCAATGCAATGGATGGATCAATATACAATGTCGGTTTATCCATGTTAAAATAGTGTTAATTGTTCCTGTTGTTTTTCTTCTCTTGGCATGAATATCAGCTCATCACACATAACATACTCTTGCTTACCCTTTTTAACCCTCATACCGTTATAAGTGAACCCGTGATGATATTCACCATCATCTTTCAAATAATTCAATTTCGAGGCTTCCTGGTGTGTATGAGACTTCCCTTTGTAATATTCGATCGGAACCAACCGGTATGTGGTGACATTCGTTCTTACGCCACCATAACTACCTGTAAATTTCATTCCCGTTGATATTCTCAGACCGTCTTTCCACTTAAAAGGCTTTCTGAAAGTACTTTTCTGGCCTATCATATCTGCGCTGTAAGATTCTGCTATATCGCCTCCTGGGATAGATCTGCCTTTATCAGCATCCCAGGAACTACTCTTAAATCTTGCAGGATCAGCATAGACTATGTTCTCAACATTTTCTTTCATAACATATTGGCATCGGCAAAACTGAAGTGTGATTCATTAGTTATGATAATATGATCGAGTACCTGAATAGACAATAATTTCCCGGCATCAATAATCATATCAGTCATATTTTTGTCTGAACCGCTAGGCTCAACATTGCCTGACGGATGGTTATGTGCTACAATCAATGATGTTGCTTGAGCTTTCAGAGCCGTAGCAAACATGATTCGATTATCAACAGTAGTGCCTGCCATGCCTCCATTCGACAAATTCAGTACGCCGAGTACTCGATTTGAATTATTCAGCAAGATTACTTTAAATGACTCCTGGATCCTGATACTGTCCGGATCCCATACCCTGCGTAGAATTTCTACGGCTGCATCTGAATTCTGTATCTGCGGACGATCCGAAGCTTTTATCTCTGGATTGTACTTCAGCTGGATCTCACATACCTTGGTTAACTGCTCATTATCCATGTTCGATATTTTTTAATCCCAACCTTCGCAACCGCAGTAATAATCGTCATGCTCACCATCCTTGTTGTGACCAAAGAATGCCAGTTCAATATCTGAATCAACCTCGTTACTGCATGAACGGTAATATAAACATCTGGCTCTCCGGCCAGTTAGATCAGGAGCTTCTGTAACTGTTTCTGCTCCCTCTTTTAGACCAATACAGATTGCACAGGTAGGTTTGCCTGTCCTGGCATCCGTAGCATTAGCGGTATGACCGCATTTCATCATTACTGTCATCGTATTTCAGTGTTTTTTGGATTGATTTAAGTCTCTTAATTACTCTTTTCAGGTCTTTACCGGGTATGACAATAGTACATCTGCCAAACTTATTCTTCGATGTAATAGGTTCTATAATAATTCTTTCTCTGTCAACACTTCTCCATATAACTACTCCAATACATTTGAATGTACCATTTCTACCAAGGAAAATCGTTTTTCTATTTTTCCTCCATTTAATCCATGATTCATGCACCATAATCTGGTCCTCCTTTCATTGCATCCGGATCCGGACCATCATCCCATTTCTCGCCGCAATCGTTACATCCATTCTCGAACCAGTCTATTTTGTTTACCACGTAATGTTCACTACTAACAGAGTGTGAACCGCAATTTGGACAGGTTAGACCATCTGGATACCTGGTATTCCAGGGCGCTCTTGGATCATTGTCTGATCCTGCAGGTAAGTTGCTCATTTTTTCTTCTTTTTGGGTTTTGTATAATAACCAATTCCGGTATGCTGACGCGGATTCTTGAAAATCTTATTCAGCTGTTTCGGATCAACAGCTTTGCGATACAACTGACCGCGACCTTTCTTGGGATGCTTGATATATGTGGTCACACTCATGGTAGTCAAATAAACATTTATCCTGCATTCGAAACCTTGAATCTTCTTGAAAAATGATATCATCCCAATATTATCCTGTTCTATCATTTCATTCCAATCATGCTTTTCTGCAATACCGATTACACGAGCTTTTCTAACCTTTGTTAGAAATGAATAGCCTTTAACGAACTTAGTTTTTAATCCTTCCATGTTGTTAAGAATATTTTAGAAGAAAATAATTGCTTTATTCTTTCCCGGTATCAGGAATTTCAGGCGGATTTGGCTTTTCTGCATCCTCACCACCGCGAATTTTCCGCTTACGGGAAAATTCAAGACGGTCATGAAATCGCTGGATAGCGACCTGGTCAGGTATATTTACATCAACCTCGATCCAGGTCTTACTATCCACTTGGACCCGTTTTTTCTTGGTCTGGGTCTTTTCTGATTTCTTCATTGATCAGACATTTATCTCCTGAACATCCAGCTTGAACTTGTCGATGAGATGGTCAGCCCAAAGATTGCTGTTATTTGCGATTTCACCGATATCCATAGTTCCCGGACGCATGATACTGGTTCCCCAGTTGTACAGATCCCAGACAGTGCCAAGCTGATCCTGGTCACGCTTTTCCTTGACAATCTTCTGGGTGAACTCACTCAGCTCATGGGTATTGAACGGCGTAACAGATCCTTTGTAATATGCAGACTTGATCGCATCGATGTAAAGACCACCGACAACCTCTTGGATGATTTTCTTTTCAGATGGCAGTTCATGGTCTTTCATCGTTTTCATGATGTCATTCTGCACTTTCCAGATCTGTCCGAGGTTCTTGATCCAATGCCTCAGTTTGAATTCCATATGCTCCCAGGGCATGCCGCGTTCCTCAGCATATGAGTATGTCCTCAGCAAAGTACCACCATAAACATTGAAATTAATACATTGCTTGACGTTCATGCCAAAAGCAACACTTATGCCATGATCATTCAGTGTAATACCGATCGCTGCATTTCTTGCATCAGCAGTACCTTCATCGTCACCTTCATAAACACCCGGCAGCTGAATAAGGTTTATCACCTTATCAAACTTCCACTTCTCGATCGGTGCAAGGGTTCTGTTGTACCCTTTTTCGGTATCTGCATCACTCAGGAAGGTGTGGGAAGATTTCTTCTGTACACTGATCTTTTCCTGCACATAATTGAAATCTTCTTCCTCAAGCATACTCATGATTGATGTCATAAGCATCCAGATCTGGACAGGTTTTGTCTCAAGCACCCGGCCGTAACGACCTTCCTGCCTGATACTTTTACTCAGCATATCCATAGATATGTTCTGAACTTTGTCCTCAACGAATTCATAAGTTTTTTCCATTTCTCTAAGATTTATTTGATTCGACAACTTCTTTCAATATTTTGCCTTGCTGGTTATACTTCTCGAGCTTTTTCTCAGCATCAACATACCGGAATGCCTGCGGGAATTCCTTCTTACGTTCTTCTGTCAGTACTGCTCTGTAGAAATCCCGGTTGCTCCGATGCTTCTCGAGCAACAGTTCTGCTGTTTCAGCATCAAGCGATGATGCCCAGTTTCGAAACGAATCTTTGCTCATTACGAGTAGATCCTTGCCCAGTACCAGCATCGCTGACCGGAGCTTATCTTCTGTTGATTCACTCATTTCGTATCGTTATTAAGATTTTAAAGGAAAATAATTGCTTGGTTCCAAGCAACAAAAAAGGGAAATAAGCTACTATACTTCACTTATTTCCCCCGAACACAGATAGCTGTCAAGCAGCTAACCGATGCTCTTGATCGAAACGACTTTCGCCGATTAAACCTGATTGCTACAATATTCCAGGCCGATTATACGCTGTCAAAACATTCAGCCCCAGGCATGAGGACTTCCGGATAAACGGTGTTAAAGCATCGCCCTCAAATGCGTCACCATGTAGCTGACATCAGGTGTTGATGTCTGTAATACGACCGGCCAGTATTACGCTACACTCCGGCATTTTCTGAACAACTGGCAAATTACAAAGAGCGCCGATGGCGGGAGCGACCGCTTTACCGGGGAGATCTCGAGTGTCGTGAGACACCCGTACCATCCGGCTATTCCCTATCCAATCATCACGACAACACCGCAATAATGGAAAACAGGAGCCATCTATTTGTGGAGCTGGGCGGTAACGAGCCGCCGTCCAAACGTACCGTTCCTGGTACAGCAATCAGTACAAAGTTAGTTAAAAGTTTAAAAAGGAAATAATTTCAAGACTTCATCAGGATCTCGGATATCTTTCGTGATACAATACCCATAGATAATCCTTATCAAGCCTGTTAGCAGTACTTTCATTGTATTCAAAGTCCCGGTCGTTCATAATGGTAAAGGATCCGCTCCAACGGCCACCACGCTGAGACCGGTACTGTTCAACCTGTTCTTTTGTCACTTTCGCACCAAGCAAAAGACGCATTACATGATTCTGCCTGGGAGTTTCCAACAGAAGTAATTTCTTCATCAGGAACCGTCCAAACGATCTTGGCATACAGTCAAGCTGTTCTGCCCGGCCATACAAACCATATACCGGTGGAATGAGTTTTAACCACTTTTGCTTACGCCTGTTAACAGCAAGGAATTCATGCTTACGATTCATATATTCTTCCTGGGTAACTTCACGTCTGACTCCGAGGATCAGCTTCCATAGCTTAGACCAGAGAATTGTTACAATCATTTCAGGTATTGACCAGAGATAATAAAGGATTTCTGCCCATACCTTGCCACACAATGACAATGCCCATAGATGGAAATCAATAGTTTTCTTCCCTGCTCTTTTGCTGAAGGAAAACCTCCAAGGTATTTGATGATAGAACAACCACACTGAGAATGTTGGTCTGGTCTTGCTGATCATTTGCAATGTTGTTGACAGGTGGTCACGACTCATATCCATTCTGTCATAATAGTGTGGATATCTCCAACCGAACAGGAAATGACCATGTGGACCACCTTCTTTTCTTTCCCAGCATGAACGGATCCCTTTTTCGAATCTTGGATCCTTATAGGTTCTCCTGGCCCTCTCAGTACGTGATATCGCATCGCCTCTGCCTTCATCACCATAGCGGTCATAATGGAGATTCTTGCAGAGCATCATATTGTCCTGAACAAAGAACATATGTTCCTGACTGTCCGGATCGTAAATCACTTCATAACTCATGATTCGCCTTCTTTACCTAAATATAAAGTATCTAATGTTCTAGCAATTTTTAAAACTATCTCTTGAAGTCTTTTGATCCTTTCGTGATCAAGAAGTTCATGATTGCCAGATAGCGGTTCTGACAATATTTTCGCTACTTCAGATTCCATTCTTTTCATTCTTGTTTATTTAATATACTGCATATCTACTCGTTACCTCTTTTTGTCCGTTCTCAAATTCAATAAGGATACTATTCATTTTGCCACGTGCGATTATTATACATTCCCTGCCCTTCATGGTTGCACGTTTTGAATTGTTTCCCCAACGGTATTTCATTCTTGTTTATTTAATCTATTTAATCTATCAATTTCAGCAGCTATTAAGGCACCTGCAACTTTAAGTCTGTGAATCTTATTTTTATCACCTGATAATTTTTGTTCTAAGCCCCACACATCATCTCCTGATTCAAATTCTCCATCAAAAGATTTTACATAGGCATCAGTTCCATTTGCAGCCAATATTGCAGCTACCTTAATTAATGCTCCATCTGTATGCTGATCATCATGTTCTGATGTCCATCCATGCTTTTCAATTTGTTCTGCCCTTTCTTCGGCAATTAATTCAATTCCTGTTTTCATGATTCTTGTTTATTTAATGAGTTCCAATAATCCTCAAAAAATTTAAATGCAATTGATTTGCTTCTTTTTCGTTGAGTTTGGATAATTGCATCTTCAGCCACTTCTTTAAAGGCTTGGAGAATAACATCAATACGCTCTTTTTTTAATTCCTTCGCTCGTAAAAAATCAGATGATTTAGTTGATGTACCTAAACGCCATGCGATTTCCTCAGATAATTTTTCTATCTTCTTTAATAATTGCTCTGCCTTATCTTGTATCATTACTTAATCTTTTATATCATAATGCCATGCCCATGATTTAGCAGTATCCCTAAATATTGTTTGTGCATCTGTTGTCCACCAGCCTTTACACCCAAGCCATTCTAACCAAATGTAATTAACGTGCCTCTGCAATAAGTAAACATCCTGACCAATTCCATCATGCCAAACCGTTTTGATTCTTCTTTTATCTCTCATTACTTTGGGGTTTGGTTAAATTTTTTAATTTCCTTTATGGTTGCCATACATACAGGTTCGGATTTTCCTTGCTTTGCTTCGCATTTAATACCAGAATAACAGACATAAGCATAACAACATCCATCAATACATAAATCACATTTTTCGTATTTCATCATTCTCTATTTTAAAAGAACAGCACACGACCCAGATTGAAGAAGGCTTTTATGGCGGGTAATTCCTGTCTCTTTATAATCGGGCAACACCCAAGATCACCAAAGGGACCTCCATTGCCGTCTTTTTCAACGGGTATTCAATGCGCCTTCATAACCTATGGTATTTCATTACTGTATTCTCCCGGTGTGCTGTTCTATAAGTTAAGGTATATCAATGTTAACAACGTAAGCCAGAATAACCTCCAAACAAGCATTAGAAACCCTGACTGAAGGAATACAGCTCCGAAATATTGGCTGATCGGATCTGAACTGATATGTAGGGGTTTCTTAAGAATGAACCAGCCGGTAGTAAGATCATGAACTGTCCACCATAACAGCCACATTATCGGATACCACATGAACATATATGTCCATCTGCCAAGAACTACCTGCACTGAGATGATTGCGAAAATGACGAATAACGCATAGATATTCCCCCAGGTTTTCCATGCATATGATGGTTTGATGGGATTCATAATAACAGTTTCATTTCTGAACCTGTATTTTTTTATTTCATCAGTTATGCATTTATCCTGCCATGAAGCTATAACAGTACCAAGAGTTACAGCTATGACTGTTAGTGTAAACATTAAAATTTCAGTTTCCATAATATTAATCATTATAAGTCCAACTTGCTGTAGCAAAAACCGGGTAGAAATATCCATCAACATGGATCCGGTTATAAGATTTTCTGTATCTACTCTCCGGGACTGTATCCCACCATACAGGAACACCTTTCTTTATATAATCATTCCAGCCACAAATAAATACTTCATAAAGGAATACTTGCTCAGTATGAGGTCCAAATGGTTTTGTAATCCGAATCTTCGACCATTTCTCATTAGAGCATTTTCCTTCGGCCACTACATAGGAGCCTACTTCACCGGCCAGGAAATATTCAATGTCCTCGATGTAACCTATGAATTTTTCATTGCCCTGCAGTTTTCCTGCCTTTGGTGCGACAGTTCCGCAGCAGGTCACCAGGATGACAGCAACAACTATCATCACAAACAGTATGAACAATCTCTTAGTTTCTTTTTTCATTTTATTCAAAATTGATGTATTTAATCCATGAAAACGGCCGGCGTATCTTCCAATAGGCATAGATATTTGCATACTGATTGGCTTCGCGCTTGAAGCAAATACTCCTGTTGGCTCGCCGCCAGTAGTAACCGTTGATAATATTCATGACAAAGAACAATCCATACAGGATCCAGTAAAGGAACAGGGCTGGCAGGGCAATGAACCAATTAATCAAAAAACCCAGTATGATGAATAGAAGCAAACCTGCCAGCCCACATTCCAATTGCTGTTGAATATGTATTGTCTCACGATTATAATTCATCTGATGCTGCATTGCCCACTTGTGACGATAGAATGAAAAAGGAAAGATTGTTACGGTATATATACCGAAAACACCTATCAGCGGGAATACCAGGTGTATTCCCTCGAAGTTGAAGTTAAAACGGGGCAGTTTCATTCGACCAGGATTGTTGTATATATTCATTCCATTTAATTTCTTCATCAGCATCATTGGACACGCCAGGGATCATGCTCACAACGGCATCTCTTAATGACTTGATAAAATTGATATTCATTTCATAGCTGACCTCACGGCTGACTATAGCATGACGCAGATCCTTTGCCAGATCTTTCTTGGTATGTGCTTCCGGGTAGACCAAGGGTATTTCCGAGTAGTCTAATTTACGAATTTCTTTAATTACATCAATAGCACCATATGGATACCTGATGCATACATCCTCGTACAAGTATAAATAATCCTCTGTAGTGAACAATATTTCATCGGCAGACCAATTAGATATATCTGGTGTCGGATGTCCCAGGAACATCCATATCGCCTGACACTGGGCCTCGAACGGACCATTTCTGAATGATCTCTCGTCAACGGCATATGTTTCTATCATCCATCCGAGGAAATGCCTTTTACTGACCGGATATGTGTTCAGGACCTGGATCACTTCTCTCACCTATGGCCTTGGTTGTACCTTTGCATTGACTTTTTGGAAAACCTTATGCTGTCCCTCACACGCCTTGCTTTGCCTTTTGCACGCAATCGTTTTCTCCGGATATCTGAAATAATCTTATCGGATATCAGGCCACGCTTGCCAATGTCAGTAAATTCCTTTATAAACTGGTAGTATTTTTCTTCATCAATGCCAGGCTTTTCAATCCGAGCATCTTCATCTATCTTAAGATATTTAAGCAGATCATCGCAGAAACTTACCATAGAACAGTTAAAGTATACCCATATCAGATAGCTCGGACCGGCTTGAACTTTCAATACCTCACCAACCTTCATTTCAGCATATTTACCGAAACCAAGTACGCTTTTTTCAGTAAGTGTTCTTAAATATTTCATAATATATGCCTAAGTATCAGTATTGAAACCGTAACAAGTATAACCATGACGATACCCAGGAAAATATACAGACACCATCCAGTAGGATTCTTGTGGCCGTAATGAGAATTTATATCGTCCTCAAAATTATCCAGATGTGATTGCTCTGTCATGTTTATCCTCAATTTTTAGATTTTTACGCAGATAGATCTCGTAACCGATGAAATGTACATGATAGCGGCATTGCCTGATCACCTGCTCAACAACGCGGGTAATCATTGTATGCTCGCTTATCTCCCTGGCATACTGAACTGTCCTCATAAGCATTCTATAAGTGTTCAGCAAATGGTTGTCATGAAATTCATGGATCGGTACAATCCTGTTGTCTCTGGTCACCCATTTATATTCTTCGAAACCGGAAGGTTTCTCCATACAGAAGTTCGGCAACTTAATGTTTTCGAAAATATTACTGACATTGAAATCACTGACTTTATTGGTTGCTTTCATAATTTTGCCTTGTTTATTATGGTTACAAGAAAGTCAATAACTGCTAGACCATTCGCCCTGCTATGTATAATTTCAACAGCAGAACCGGTTGGAGTATGTAGAATAACAGACATCTCGCCATCGCCTTTATAATGAACAGTAAATGCATATTCCCTGCCATCAACTTTCAGAGAATATGTCTCTGTAAAAACAGACGACACGGTTTTAAGCTTGAATTTAAGTTTCAGCATTTTGGCTTGCTTGAGTAAGTTATCTGCAGCTTCCTCGATTACATCATCAAGTTTTTCAAGGGTATCTCCGTACTTATCTTTGGCCTCGTCATAGATATTATCGATATCTTCCCGTAGATTCTTTTCAGCTCGTTCCATAGTTTCTTCTTCTTTTGTCGATTCGACTTTTTCGGGTTTAATATCCTCTGCATTAACAGCACCATCAAGAATTTCAAGCTCACTCTCATCTGGTTCTGGCTCATCATCTGAATCCGGGATTTCATGGTCTGCATCAGCAGGATCTGCACCAGCAAGATCTACATCAGCAGGAATGGTTTCTTCTGAGGAATTTTCAGTCGGATCCTCCAAAACTTCTTCAACATTCTCGGCAGGTTTTTCAGCAGGTGTCTGTTCAACAGCATCCCTTAGTGTAGTTGTATGGCAGGGATCAGGTTCAGGTACGGGTGGATCCTCTGGAAGCTCAAGCTTTTTCTGAATAGCCTTGGGTGGATCCAGTTTCTTACTCTCGAGCCCAGGTTTTTTCTTCCTACCACGCTTGGCCTGGCTTTCAACCTTTTTCTCAAAATCCTTAATCCTGCGCTCCCAACCCTGACGCAATGACTCATAGCGTTTCGGAGTCATGTCAGTAAAGATATTGTCGGTTTCGATACGCAGAATTGTCAGCAAAAGTTCCAAATGTACACGCGGGATCTTTGTGGCTATGTAAACCGGATTCCTGGCCGCAGAGACATAGTTCGGTATGATACCTGCTTCACCAGCTATCACACCCGGTCTTTTACCTGACTTGGTGATTTCTTCATCGATGATACCTGAAAGTATACCAAGCTGTTCATCATTCAGCTTATGGACAATTTCATTCATAATCTATATTTTTCAACAACAGGATTTCACCGTTTGGGAATTCAATAGGTTGTGGAGCAATTGAGCATTCCCTGCGAATCTTTGATGTTATGCTGTCAGAATACTCCTGCCAGGCATCATAGATCTCGATCTTACCATTGGCGTAACCAATAGTGTAAGAAATAATACATACCGCTATCAAAATAGCCGTTGAAATTGCTATGAGTAGAATCACCATCGTTCTCATAACTCAACAAGTCTTAAAGCGTCATACTTGTCAGCAATAGCAAGAACCTGGTTACCATTACCGACATAATGACCGGCCGGATAATGACCAACAACCTTCAGTCGTTCGTCAGCACCAATAGCATTGTTTATACCAAGCGACTTCATAGCCTGTTGTGACAACCTTACGTTGACAATCGCGTTAACCGGAATTTTGTTTTCCATCTTTTCTGAGTTTTAAATGAATAAATAGTCTTTGCATTAACGAGGTTCCTCCCAACGTCCGAAACTCCACACTTTTAATATCTTGGGCGGTTCACCACCACCAACACGAAGTAGAAATTCACCATCAGATGCAACAGTATCAAGAGCCTCAGACATGGTATCAAAAGGACCATTCGTCATACCAAACCAATCCTTGAACTTAACACCTATGGCAAATGCAATTCTACCTCTACTATCCTGAGTTTCATCCCAAAATGCTTTAGGTGCATTTTGAAGATTTATGGCTTCATTTTCGAGTTCAAGCTTGTCAAACTCTGCAGCCAGGAGAAGAATACATTTCTCAATATTACTGTTCACACCAGTATATGAATAATCACCTGTAGTCAGGATCTTTTTAATCTTTGGAAGTATTGCCATCATTACCAGGTTTTAAATGAATAAAAGAGAATTTGAAGGGAAAATAATTGCTTGCTACCGACCATCACCAAGCTGCAAATTACCCGCCTTACGAACATAGTCATTAACCACCCTGATCCGATCACCGTTGAAAATATACAACGGATTGATGAAAAATAACCACTGATACTTCGTCCGGGCAATGATCTCCGCATCCAGCAACTCAGCCAACGCACGGTAAATCGTTGCTCGAGAATACTCAGTCTTAACCTCACATTCATCTATGTCAAACAATATCTGTAACTCATCCTTACCCAACATCGGAGCAATATAAACCATCAACACATTAATAGCCTTGTCACTCACATTAACAGTCTCCTTGATAGAATCATGAAATACCTTCGTGAACTGATCATCATCAACAACCTTCCTGGTAGCTACAAATAACGACTCACCCTCAACAACATCACCAGTCTCCTTGTCAACCAACTGACCAGTCTGAGTAATAACCTTATTAATCTTACTCTTACCCTTCTCAGCAATATGTACCGCCAACATCTTCTCAAAAGGATTCTCAAGATAAACCTTGTGATCCCTCATAGGTGTTAATTCCTTCTTGTTCTTCCCCATCCCAATATGTAGTTTATCTCACAAATTTATAAATATTGAGACAAATATTCTCAGAATCCTAGACAATCTGTCTCAAACTTATCAACAATTTGAGACGCAAAGTTGCACCAGTGAGAAACTGCGTATCGATCCTGAGAATGACCCCCCATGAGTATCAGCAACTTAACCAGTTCCCCTTCTTATTCTTCAGGATCGCAGATCCAAAAATCTGCTCCTGAAAAAAAGATCCAATGCCATCATAAAAAAATCAACAGCTTTTCAACAACTGCCATCCACCAAATCCGGCAACAGATACACTCATAACAACCATTCAATACACTTAAACAACCTATCACAAGACTTCAATACACTTGCATCCCTATACATCCCTTAACAAAATTCACAAAATCCACCAACAAACCACACCACCACATATACCCCATATCCCCACAACCAACATTGAATTGCCTATGTCCAGGCACGTACAGAGTTGTAGGGGATGGAAAGATTTTGTAGGTTTGTAATGGCTTTTACAAGTTCATTCAGTTCATTCCCCATTACCCAGAGCTTTGTGGAAAGGATGGTAGGGTCATTGGTCCGATCACCTTCCACAAGGCTTTTGTAATTTTTTGTGGAAAGTATGGCGGGGCCTTTTCAAAAAAAAGCCAGGCTTTTTGCCTGGCTACAATGAGACTATCGCTGGTTACAACTTAATGTGTCCCTCCACCAGCATCACAAACATCTCATCAATCATAACAATAACTTTCTTAACAAAAAAAAGCCGTCAGGCTTTTACACCCAACGGCTAATTTACTCATCAATCCTCGAAGTCTGCTTCGGCAGGAACCTGAGCGATCTGACGAAAGCGTGACAGTCTCAGCTGGTCACGACCGTCATATGGCTCATTGACAACGGTGACACGGAATGTCACCTGCTCATCGCGAGCCATATCCAGGCCTTCGATCAGGTTTGTCCCTTCCGGGATACCGAGCGCCATTGCAAACTGGTTTGCAATATTGGCGCAGGTCTTCGTCTTTTCCTCATCAACTGCCCGAACCAGATCATCACCTTTCTTGGTACAAGCGTAGCCCTCTACGTTCTCATACTTTCCAGACTTGATCTGTGCCTCGGAGAGTTCTTCGTACTTGACATAACCCTCGAAGTTCAGCCTGTGAGTCAGACCGCCTGACTTCCCTTCCTCGGCATTGAGAACAGTTATCGCTAACTGTGGACAAGCGTTGGACCATGCAGGAAGCTCAGCTTTCGGCTCATGGCTGTACTGAGTAAATGAATCCAAAATTTCATAGCGAGACAAGCGAACAATGTGTTCGCCCTCACTCAGCAGATTGAATTCAGGTCTGCTGGTTTCGAATGATTGAATAATGTCATTCATGGCATAAAAGTTTAAGTTAGACATCTACCGGACATGACCATGCCAAGATCATTATCCGGCGTTAACAGGAAAATAAATAACTTTTGTTGTTAAAAATAACAGCACTCGACTACTCGAGTACTGTTATTAATCTCATTCCTTCTTGCCTGTCTTTCTTCCAAACAGCTTTCGAATTATTAAGACAAGCAAGGATGATAGCAACCTGGTCTGTTATACCAAGCCTCTCCTTAGCACGTTTGTACCCATGCTTTGTGAGCCTATAATTGATACCATCCACTGTCATGACCATCCAAGTATGTGTTGATGCAACATAGCACATAGCTGTCTACCATGATGTGTCTTACATATGTCCTTGTCACCCATGCGTAGCTCATTTAAAATGATCTTCACATTGACCACGTCATTGACAGCCTGCACACTCATGTGTGCATCAAACTGATTGCTGATAATCTTTTCCATCATCATTGAGTATTGGTTCATAATAAAAAATAACTTTTTTCTTTTTGGGCCCCATTATCATATATATCAATGCCCCCCTACCCCAATTCCATTCTCGTTTTTGGAAATCCGGGCATATTACCTCGTCCACACATATTCACTATGTTGATAAGTTGATATCACTTTTGGGGGGTATAGCAAAAGTGATATCATATCTTTGTAAGATGAGTACGAAGAAGGTCAGTTTAGGTGGGGTCAGGATAAGTCCTGACATATATGAGAAGTTAAAGGAGAGGCACAGGAAGGTAGCGAGGGTTCGGTTGCGTACTGGTAACAAGATTACATTTTCGAGTTGGGTTGAGGAATTGTTTGGGGCTTATTTGCGAGGTCAGGATTCGAGGGATGCGTTATTTAAGAATGCTGGTCAGTTACGTGGGAAGGAATTGGATGATATTATTAAATTTGAAGATTAACTGAATAAAAGTTATCATCTTATTTAATCTATAATAAGGTGTAAAAATGGAAGATAACTCAAAAGATAGAGAAATTTTCTTTGATCCCAGTTTAACTATGGGAGAGCGAATTATGAATCATAAGTTTGCCAGGATGGATATTTGGGAGTTTTTGGGTTGGCGTCCTGGGAAGAAACCTAAGAAGAAAAAAAAGGATAAATAATGGTTACAGGTCGGGAATACAGGACAATTATGGCGCGTGGGTATATGTTCAGCAAGCGTGAGATGCACAAGTATCGTATCCGGGCTGTTTACAATGCTGTAGGTGATATTGCGGTGATGGGTGATGCATATGTAAATGATTTTGCCAGGAGGTGTACTCGGGTTGAGAATGGTGAGGTAGGTGTTATTGAGATGAATATGCGTGGTGATGGTTTGACCAAGGTTGTGAGTGTTATTGTTTTTGGTGATTTGGCAAGTTGGCATATGTTTGCGTTGCGGAACATGGATATATATGGTGGTAACAAGAAGGATCTGGCGAGTTTGTTAAACTGACAAGTTTATTAAATTGATATATTATGTGGATAAGTGGATCTGAACACGACAAGGCGTTGGATAATAATTTGTATCCGATTACTAAGAGGTTTCAAGATGAGGCTAACCGGATGAAGGCTGTAGGTATTGAACCGGCGCTTGTGATGTGTGATCCTGAGCATTTTTACATGCTGAAGAAAGAATTGTACCAGTTTACGAGCGCTAGTGTTGTTTCCCGGCGGATGGGTGTTCCCAGGCAGAGTTTTTACCTGCTTGTGATATTTGGGATTTCCTTACTTGTTCATGAGATGGCTGAGTACCGTGGTATAGATATTTTCGGTCGCATTCCGGATAAGGATTTTGACGGGAAGTTACCAACCAGAATTAAGGAACATGAGTTATAAGAAAGAGAGGATAGGTTACAAGACCCGGCGTGAGATTGAGATTGAGAGGGTGATAAATTACCTGAGATTAAAGAATCTGAATCCGCTCGAGGCGCTTGAATTCATCTGCAGTTTACCTGATTTGTTTGATGTTTCTGCTCCGGTTCAGGAAGGAGATAAGTTTATTTATACTGTAACAGTAAAGAAGTCATGAAATACAAGGTTGGTGACAGGGTAGAGATAGTTGGATATAGTGCAGCCTTCTGGTGCTATGAAGGGAAGAAACGGGGTCGGTCGAGTGGTTTTGTAATGCATGATATGGAGCCGAAGCTTGTTGGTAAGAAGGCTACAATTATTGATTGTACTGAACCGCAACCGGGACATGAAAGTTACGCTTTGGATATTGACGGTTACGGTTACAGGGCATGGTTTGGTTTGAAACAATTAAAGAAACTGTCTATGGCAGGTTTAGTTAGACTAGCTCTTAAGAGGTTCTTCCGGACGATGGCAGACCGTCTGGAAGACCTTTTGGGAGTGATCATTATTGTACGAGGTCATAAGATGTTTGTTAAAACTGAAAAGTCCAGCAAGAGATGAAAGCAATAATTGTATTATCGATCATTCTGCTGGTAGCAATTGTGATCATCTTTATACTGGTGAGGGAACTTATACAGATGACCAAAAGGATTGATAAGATAACTGATATTGCTCAGAATGCAATCAAGAGGTATTATGATGAACTTGACAAAAAACTTGAGGAAAATAGAAAAAAACCTGTTTAAGAAGCTACCGCCGTCAGTGACCAGATCATACTGGTGGAGGGAACAGACTCCGTGGTGGTACAAATTGATATACCGGTTCCTTCCGGGGCTTTATGTGAGGATTGAGATGTGGAGGATCTGTAGAAGCAGAAAATATTTTACAAGGAAATACCTGAGCGGCATGTGCGGAGATATTGATGGAGCCAAAAGGCATATTATTAAAGATAGGGAAGCTGGCAAGAATGACTTTGAAAATATGTCCTACGAATTTAAAATAATTGATTTCAGTAGATAATTTTATACTTAATACTTATTATTATGAAGAATCCACAGAGAGTTATTCAGTACATCGGCACGAAGATTATCGCTGCCATTCCAATGAACCGGGGGGAATACAACAAGTATCGCGGTTGGCAAATGCCGGAAGGTGAGGATCCTGATGATGCAGGTTATCATGTGATGTATCTTGACGGTTACGAGTCCTGGTCACCAGCCGGGGTTTTTGAGGAAGCGTACCGGCCGACAAGCAATATGAACTTCGGTCTTGCCATCGAAGCCATGAAAAAGGGTAAGAAGGTTGCCCGGCATGGTTGGAACGGCGTGGATATGTTTTTGTTCCTTGTAACCTATAAGGAAGGAACTGTCCAGTTATTGCCAGGAACCTCACCAAAACCAGGTACTGCTGTAAAGACGGCTCCGTTACTGCCTCACATTAACATGAAAACAGCTGATGGGAGTGTTGCAGTAGGTTGGCTTGCTTCTCAGACTGACATGCTTAGTGATGACTGGTTTATAGTTGAGTGATGGAAAAAGAAAAAAAGCCAACATATAAAGATCTCTACCTTGAGGCATGGGATGCTTTCGAAAAATACTGGGAGGATGCGGGCATACCATGTTCAGTCAGTTGGGAATTAAATCGACCGGATAGCGGTTCATTACTGAAAGTTTATGTAAGAATACGGATAAGCATCAACCAGTATGGACCACGACTTCTGGTCCATAGTATTCAGATAATTGATCCGCTAAAAGAGGATATCTGGCTTATTGCCTTGAGAGCAATGTTGAAGGCCGGTGCTTCAAAGATCTATGAATCCATCGTACTCATGCACCGGGAAGGAGACAGCGTAATTTCCGATAGGGTATACGATAAATATCCTCTAACTCCTGATGAATGTTTTGAGAAGGAAGAACGACCGGAATTGACTGAAAGTGAAAAACCAGTTCTTCTTGAATTCTTCTCCGGTGATAAATCACTTGGCAGATATCCATGTCCTAGCAGATCATCCCATGAGGAAAGAATTCATATAGCAAATCTGCATAATGTCGGTCATTTCGACAGTTACACTTTGGACGGTGATCGGGTTAAAGTATGGAAAGTTGATAATTTGTATGTGGATGCTGAAGGCAATGTATGGAAACACAAGACGAAAAATGGAAGAAAAGGGAAAAAGGCTAAGGGATCTGGCAAGTGAACCGAAACCGGAGTTCGCTTATTCCAAGGGTGATCTGGTCAAGTACAACGGACAGTCCTATGTCGTTTACTCACAGTTCAGGAAGGTCAGGGTCGGTCTGGGCAACTGGGAATGCGAATACCAGCTCTGCCAGCTTAATAAGGAAGGAAAACCTGACAGGCGTATTTGGGGAGCAGGATGGAGCAGGAAAAGAATAAGAGTTGTCGAGAGTCAGCTGGAACTGATAAAAGAGAAATACTACCTTGAGGAGAACCTGGGTTATCCCAGTGATGATCTACAGAAATTTCTTCCTAGAGAAAAATTTTTGTAAATTAGCCGTGTTGATCAACAATTTATAAATTAAAACTAGATGTCATGACACCAGAACCAGCAGGAAATGCACCAAAGGCAGTGCCGGTAACCGAATCTCCGGAATATCAGGCTCTACTGCAGAAGAACAAGAAGCAATCGGAAACGATTGAAAAACTTCAGCAGAAGATCGAAAATCTCAAGAACAACCAGCAAGGACTTTACACGCAGATAAAGAACTTGAAGGAGAAAGCTGGCAAACCAGCACATCCGCACATCCAGCATTGATTTCATCCCGGTAGGTTTTTAACAGGATCTACCGGGATTTTTTTATTTGTTATATATAAAAATTTATTGTTATGAGAATTAAGCAGTTTAAGCTCCTGTCAAGGGGTGAAGAAGGTATTCAGGTCCATGCAAAGGAATTCATTGCCGGAGAGAAATACCAGGTGATCGATGATGTGCAGAGAACGAGGAAACTCAGCGTTGATAAGCCATTGGTCGAAGAAGTTCAGAAGTTGAAATATTTCTTTCTTAATCTGACCGGACACTGGATCGAGCCTTACAGCAACCACTACGACTCCGTAGAGAAAAAAGTACTTTACGTAAAAGGCGAAGCAAAATCCAGCCACGTCATTCTGAAGGATCTCTGGAACAGAACATTCGTTACCGGTGCAACAGCCGGTGATAATGGAAGCTTTGTCATCACCGGAGAAATCGAAATCACACCGGAAAAAAAGATCGGTCTTGCCACTCCGCTTATCCATCAGGAAGATGATTTCGGTTTTCACGCGGATTGTTTGAAAACTCTCAATGATATATCCGTAAAGATATCTGAGTACTTCGCATCGGGTACGGCACTGGTTGAAAGAAAAATCAAGGAGCTTCCGAGCAAACCTGGTATGACTGAAGAAGAAGTTGCTGATGAAGAACTCAGCAGGATGGTGCGAAATAATATTATCGCTCCTATGGAGGGAATCTCTGCCGATGAAGGTGACGAACAATCAGATACCGGGCAACCAGCACTGAATGAAAGCACCAAGAACATTGATGGTAAGCATCTCAAGGAAGCAGGTATTGAGGAACCGGATTTCGAGCCGAAGAAACCGGATCCATACGGTCCGCCTGCAGCGACCATACCGGCAGATACCACCGGGGAAGTTCCTACACCGGCAGAACAGAAAGCAACTGATCCAGGAGATCTGAGCAGTATGGAACATTCCGAAAGCATGGGAATATCGGAACAGGATGAAAAGGAAGGTGACGAGGAAGAATGGTAAGCATCCTGTTTAACAAAGACCGTAGGGTAGAATTCTCAAAGGATACACACACCTACACCATTGCGGGAAATCCTCTGCAGAGCGTAACCAGGTTACTCAGCTCGGTAATGATTCCGTTTGAAAGCCAGAAGATTTCCTATGCAATGGCAAAAGGTGATCCGGGCAGGCAGAAAGAGATCCTGGAACAGTGGGAAGAAAAGCGTGTCAGCGCTGAGAACAGGGGCAACTGGATCCACGACAACATTGAATCGTTCGTTAAGTTCGGCAATTATGATGAGAAGCTGCAATCTGTGGTTAGCCAGATGAAACCAGTTCTCAAAGAAGGCTACCGGTTCTATTCCGAAGCAATGGTATACTCAACGGAGCATATGGTTGCCGGGCAGACAGACCTGGTCGTACAGAGGCAGAAATCGCTTAATTCGGTATTCGATTTCTATGATCTCAAGACTAACGAAGCGAAAGGGATCCAGTTCGACAGTATCTACCGGAAGAAGGATCCGCACCGGCACTACAATAAGTTCCTGCTTCCACCGCTTGACCACCTGGAAGATTGCAACTACAATATATATTCCCTGCAGCTCAGTATGTATGCACATCTGGCTCAGGAAACCTGGGGGATCAAGATAGGAAAGCTTGCAATACTTTTCATTGATAACGACCTGCAGCTGCATCAGTATCCCGTACCATACATGAAAATGGAGGTAAAGAAACTTCTCGACAGCAGGAAAAATCTCAAGAGCATTCCAGCAACCACTGATGATGATGATTGGGTATGAGCGTTTTTAAAGTAGATAGGAACTTCCAGATAATTCTTAACAAAGATGCCGTTAAGCTTGTCCCGGAACTGTCAACACTCAGCCAGGAAGAACTGAGGTATGTCATCCTGGTCGTTGATTATGTTGACGGTCCCTTCCGTAAGAAACCTCTCGAGGAAAGGAAACTCATGGCAAGAAGGCAGATCTATAAGAACTCAGCCAGGGATCCGGAAAGTGAGAAGGTGAGAATTGCAATGGAAGCTTATAAAGGACTTGTCTTTGATATTCGCAGGGAAACCGTAGATGTTTTCAGCACAAAAATCACAGCACTACAGAAAGAGGCATTGGAGCCGAACATTACCTATACACGTATGATCGAGATCGACAAGACAATATCTTTCATGCAGGACCGGATCACATCGATCAACCACGAACTTGATGTGGAGGAAGGGGAGGAAGTAGAATTGAAAGGACAGAAGAAACTTTCTTACATCGAGATATGGCAGGGCAGGCAGCGTAAATTCGCCGAGTATCAGAAAAATATGTAATGGGTTGGCAGAAACCATATGTCCCGATAACAAAAAGAAAGAATTTCAATCCCTACCCGGTTGCAGGGAATATACCCTTATTCGCTGATGGCAAGACAAATCCGAAGGTAATCGGTACAAAGCCGTATGAAGAATTTTGGGATGAGCAGTTTGATCGCTGTATAAACGGATACAGCACCGGCGGTATCGATATCCCAGGAAGATATTACTTCTACCTGAATTTCCATATCCTTACCGGTCTTAAAGGTCCGATGTACCCGATGTTTGTTGACCTGGACCTTGAGTACTACCGTCTTGTGGATTATGTTAAGAAACACCAGAAACCCGGTATAGTATCTCCCAAGGCCCGTAGAAAGGGACTGAGTGAAAAAGCGCAGAACATACTGAGCCACGGCATAAGGTTCATCCAGGACTACCGTGGAGCCATCGCTGCCGGTCTGGATACTTACCAGGTCGGGCTCAGGAAAAAGTTCGATGCTGCGCAGTCAAAGTATCACGATGAATTGCGACTGAATGTCCTAAAGGATAATGAGAAAATGTTCCATGTGGGATATGAACGCAAGGATCCCATCGGTGGTTTCGTAGTTGACGGTCATGGTGGCCGTCTTTCTTTTGAAACAATGTATGACGATGCCAAGAAACTTGAGGGTGAGTATTTCCATGATGTAGTCTTTGAGGAATCCGGTCAGTTTAAACTACTTGGTGAGGCATTCGAATCAATAAAGCCTGCCCTGGAATTCGGATCGCTGATGGCCGGAACATTCTATATCTACGGGACCGGTGGCAATATCCTGTCAACATCCAAGGACTTCAAGGAATTTTGGGATGCTGCAGAGACCTATGGACTGGAAAGATTTTGGGTTCCCGGAACACGGATGTATTATCCATTTTTCGGTAACAAACTCAGTGAGTATCACACAGATCCGGACAACGGAAAGAAAATTGACGCAATTCCGAACTTGAGGCATATGAAACCATATCAAAGACTTGGTTGTGAGGACATTGAAGCAGCCAGGGAATATATCCTCAAGAAAAGGGTAGAATATGCCAAACTGCCTAACAAGAAAAAACTGAAGGAACACAACCAGAACTATCCTCTGACCATTGAAGAAGCATTTACATCAGGTGGATCCAATAACTTCAATGATGAGTTGATCTACTCGAGATTGTTTGATATAGAAGGCGATACCGGGATTTACAAGCCTATTGTACTCGAGTGGCTGTATGAGGTCAATGAGGATGGCGTGAAAAAGCGAAAGCTTCCTCTCGAGGTGAGGTGGAGGCCGGCAAAGAAAAATGACAAGGAAGGGTTGATCGTATGGGTATATCAGTTTCCGAGAAAGGATCTCATAGATCTCGATGTCGGAGGTATTGACGGCTACAACCAGGACCAGACTCAGACAGGATCCTCTCTGGGTGCAATGACCGTTGTGAGGCAGGGAAATAAGGTGAACCTCGAGAAAGAAGGAATTCACCGGGCAGAATATCCGGTCTGCCTGTATTACCAGCGCCCTGCCAGGAAAGAGATCTTTTACGAGATCTGCCTGATGATATCTGTAATGTACGGACTCAGAAGGAATACTATGGCGAATGCGGAGCAGGACTTTGTCATAGACTACTACGTAAAAAACGATGGCAGGATATATCTCTCACCGCGTCCGAAATCGTTCGAATCGCAGAAGTCGCAACAACTTCACAAGTATGGTGCGAAAATGACCGGTTATTCAAAACCGATGATCCTGGGACTTGTCCAGAGCATGATCGAGGATTTCATCCAGTTCTATAATTTCCCACCTATGTTGCGTGACATGCTTGCTTATGATGAAGAATACATAGGTACTGACTGGGATTCTGTTGACGCGCTGGCCTATGCCAAGATGCGCATCGAGGATATGAAAACCAGACCGCGCCAGGCTCCGGATGAATCGGATGATACTTATGACGAACCTGAATGGAAATATGACAAGGATGGGAATGCTATTTTAGTTGAGAGAGAACCGGCCGACAGAGGCTCCAAACCAAAGAAGGGAACACCGCTGGAAGGCCCCGGAGGATGGAGACACGGATTCAGTTATGATGAAATTGACAAGGAAGAAAAAAAGCACCGGGAGGATCTTGACAGCGAGACTGATTGGCAAAAAATACTCTAATAATTTATTATTCTCACGATTTTTTTATATTTTTGGATTGGTGTAATGTCAATTTTCCCTGATATAACTGATAAGGACTTCTCTTTACGCGGGAAAGAAAACCCCGATGTAAAGCAGATGCTTGATTATGCTGTCCTGCAATGGGAGGCCCGCCACGACCGGCGGGAGAGAGTTGAAAAGCTCTACAATTCCTTCAACGGTATAGTTGACGAAGCCGAAATAAATTCCATAATCAAGACCACAGGGAAGAAATCCAAAACAAAATATGTCAAATACCGGTTAGGCAGATCCAAGCTTAAGCAGCTCCACGGCGAATTTCTTGAGATACCCATCCAGCCAATTGTCCGAAGTACCAATCGTGACGCTCAGAATGAAAGGATGCAGAAATACAAGAAAGCACTGGCATTGTCAGTAGCAAAACCTTTCATCGAACAGGCAAGAGCAATGGGATACGATGTCTATTCCGGTGTTGAAATACCCGACAAGAACGATAAAAGCTTCTGGAACATCAACAATTTTAAGCTTGCCAATGAGATCATAATGAATCATATCATTGAGGACAAGCTCACAAACGAGAGGCTTAAATCAGAATTCCACGCTAACTTTGTTGATCTCACCATTGCGGCCGAGGTTCACGGCAAAAACGAACGTGATGCCGATGGAAAGGATACCTACCGATTTATTCCGGCAAAATTTGCCCTGTACGAAGAAACAGTATTCGATCCATTCCTTGACAGAACACCATACAAGGGTGAGGTAAGATTCATGTATTATCATGAACTCCTATCAAACCCTGAATTTAATCTCGACCAGGATCAGCTTGGAAGGCTGAAAGAGATCAGGCAAGAATTCAATACCGAAGATAGGCAGGGTAACATTGAAATTATCAATGGTTATCCCGCCTTCCCGGTTTATACGATCCAATGGAAAGGACTGGAAACGGTCTACGTAAAGATATCCCCGGCGAAAGATTCCGATGAACCTTACAAAAGGATCCTCAGCAGGGAATATTTCAATGCCAACAAAGGCAAACTCCGCAGGGATGTCCAGAACGGAAAGTATAAGATCATAAGGAAATACCGGGAAGTGATCTGGACAGCCTCACGCATTACAAAAGACATTTATACCCCGGCCAAAAAGGAAGAATACATAATCCAGAGACTCAATGAAAATGGCCGGCTTACCGCTGACTTTGACTATACCGGAATGCTTTTCTCAACAGTCAACGGAACCAGGGTATCGATCCAGGAGATCATATATGAACTCGAGAGGATCTATGATGATATCCGGTTCATGATCAATAAGGAGATCCGTAAGATCAGGGGCGACACGCTTGCCTATGACGATGCATTCCTGCCGAAAGGTAAGCGGTTCATTGATATACTTCACAGTATAAGCGAGGACGGTGTTGTTCGATTCAACTCATCGGCTGAAGGTAATCTCAGCGCATCCGATGTTGATAGCAACAAAGTGGGAATACAATCCCTTAACTTGGGACAGAGCCAGACACTGCTCGTATTGATGAATCAGGCAATGGATATCGAAAGGGTCATGGACCGGATTACCGGGATGAATGAATCGCGCCAGGGACTTGAAAAGGCAACTACCACGGCTACGACCAATATAAACAATGTCGAGGCTTCCAGATCAATGACATACGATATGTTCTATTTCATGTCGGATTACATCGAGAGGGTTCTTGAGAAACTTTGTGAAAAAACAAAACTGAACAAGACATATCATGGACTCGATTCACGTCAGTTCATTTTCTCGGACGAGGAAATAAAATACCTGATATCAACGAAAAATCTTATCTACCACAACTACGCGGTTTCAATAGTTGATGGTAAAAAGGAAAGAGATACCATTCGGAAGATTGAACTTCTGTTCCCGCAGGAGATCAATGCAGGTATGCTCCGAACGAAAGACGTAGCCAAATTCTATATGGAGAGCAATTTTGCCAAGGCCATCAAGATACTTGACCAGGCTCATGAAGAACTTGCTACGATCCGTAAACAGGAAATCAAAGCTTCCCAGGAAGCGAAACAGCAGGAGGTTGAGGCCAAGCTTAAAATAGCTACCGATGACCGCGAGGACAACCAGCAGCATGACAAGGAAATGGAACTGCTTCGTACCGAGGGCAAGAAAGAAGTGGAGGTTCTCAAAGGTGCTATGAAGGCCACCCAGGATTTTCAAAATGATCTTGGGAAAGCCAACATCGAAAAACAGAAATCATCCCCTGAAAATCCATTCGAGACTTAATTTTTTTATTTAATACATTATTATTATGACTGATGACACACAAACAAAAACAGGATTCCAGGAAGTCGATGAAGAAGATGACTTCGAATTCGGGGGTACTGGGAAAGGAGAAGGTGGATCTGATGAAGGATCTGAAGGAGGATCCGCTGCTTCCAGAAGTTCCGGGGGCGATGATAGTGACGATAGCGGGTCGAAAGGTGATGATGGGGCAGAGAGCAAGAAAGGATCTGAGTCAGGCGCTGCAGGAGATGGCAGCGGAGATATGGCTGGCTCGGCAGAAGAAACTGGCGATGATACCGGGGAGGGCGGTGATGAAGAAGGAGAAGGAAAAGGAGAAGAAGGATCGGCAGGCGAAGGTGGCGAAGGAGAGGATGATTTCTTCGGTTCAGTCGAGGAAGAAGGCGGAGAGGAAGGTAAAACTGAAGGTTTCGACTTCAAAGCATTCGCACCGGAATTCGGCATTGAACTCGAGGAAGGTACTCAGCAGGAGTTCCGTGAGAAGATAACTGAAAAGATCGAAGCGGCAAAGCAGGATTTCAAGCTTGACGACTATTCCCCGGATGCTCAGATGATCATAAAGCATCTGAATCAAAATGAAGGTAAAGTTGAGGATTTCTTCAACAACGAAAATATTAACTCCCTGCAGGCCGTTATGGGTCTGGATCCCGAGCAGAAATTTCTGTATGTTCGTACAGGCGAACTTTCCAGGGCAGGTCTCGATGCTGAAAAAGCTTCCGAGCAGGCTGCCCAGGAAATAGAGCAGATGAGTGCAAGGGAGGTCAAGAACGTTGCCGATTCGATTGACGATGACGCAAGGAAATTGATCACTGAGGAAGTGAACAAGATAGTCACTGGCAGGGAGGAAGTTATTTCACAGCAAACTGAAAAACGGAAGTTAAGAGTTCAGCAAGAAATAGAGTCGTTGAAAGCTCATGTAAATTCCCAGGACGAGTTCATGGGAATCAAACTTACCCCAAAGGCCAAGCAAAACATTGTTTCGCAGATTGAGTCTGGTGAGTTTGACAAAGTGACAAATGCAACGCCTGCTGCATCAAAATTTGCAGCTTACATGCTTGCAAAGTATGGAACTAAGATTGCCAAGAACTATGCTGATAAAGCATCGATACAGAATCGAAAAGGTCACAACGCCGCTCTTGATGGTCAGTTAGGTGCATTGCACAACATTCCTGACGAGGCCAAGGGCAAGAAAACAGGTCATCAACAGACAGCTCAAGGAGAGAAAGGTAAGTTTGATGACTTCAGCGATGACATTTTCGAGGACGAAGGCGAGGCTTAACAGGGGATTGGCTGAGTGACGCAGAAAATTACTATCAATTTCTAAATCATTCAGACAATGAAAATTAAAATTGTTCATGGTAGTGTGAGCGAAGGTGATGCTCAAGAATTTCACTTGGTACAGAATCACCTTCTGGATCCTACCAAAAATATTGACAGGGTCATTATGTATGCCGAGCAAAGGCATCTCATGACTCTTTTGACATCCGGGGCCAGGGACGCACGTTACACGGCTCCCGGTGTAACTCCTAAAGGGGGCGATACTGTTACGACAAAGATCCAGCCGATACCGCAAGGTGAGATGGTATCTTCAAACGCATGGTCTTACAAGATCATGGGTCGTATTCAGAAAGCTTCTGAAGTCGTTGGAACTGCCGCCGTCGGGACAGTTACAACAGGAACTACCACAAAAGGCGGAACTTTTGCATTATACCTGAAGGATTCCTATATGACCATTGGCATGAACTGTGTGTTCCCGAATGGAGAGCATGCAAGAGTTATGTCACGCCCAACCGGTCATGACGGGAAATTCCTTTATCGTTTCGAATGTTTCCCCGGCAAAACCTTTTCCTGGGCAACGTGGATAGGTACGCAGATCGGTCGTAAGACTGTATTCGGCGGATATACCACGTATGGCGAAAGGTCAAGACGGGGTTACGGCCATTTCCACTATCCGGATCGTTACATTCAGCACACAACAAAGCAGAGAAAGTCAATCTCTCTGTCAGGTGATGTTAACGCAAATGAGGTTATCTGGTACTCAGTAAACGAATCGAGAGGTTTTGTTTATGAGGCAGAAGCTCAGATGCGGGCGCAATTCCTGCTGGAAGATGAGTACAGACTCTGGTGGGCTGAATCAACGATGAGGGATCAATACGGTAACCTGCTTCCCCGTCCTTCCATGCAGGACGAGTACGGCCAGGACATTGTAGCTGGTGACGGTTGGGTGAAGCAGATCGAAGGTGCAAACGACCTCGAGGCCAGTGGCATCGATGGCTCTGCAACCTACGATGACTTTGCCGACATGATCCGGACCCTGAAGAAGAAGAAAAACCGGATTTCAGGGAATACCTGGATTGTTGTTACCGGTGCTGACGGTATGCAGAACGCACATGACGTTGCTGCCGGAAGATTCAACGCTGGTAACCCGCTTGTACAGCAAGTCAACCAAACGAGTGCAGCTGGTGGGGCAGAGCCCTACGTTGGCTACAACTTCAAGAGGCTGAACATCGCTGGCGAGCAGTTGATCTTTGTTGAGAACCCAATGCATGATGACGAGGAAAAGTTCCCGGCAAAACTCACCAACGGCAAGCCGAGGATGAGCATGACATATTACTTCATGGACCTGGACGTTGACTTCAAGGGAAGGAAGAACGTGGAGATCCGCTCGCGCGGGCGTGCAGGCGTGAACAGGAATATTGTATATTACTGGGAAAATGGTATGACAGGTGAGGGTACGCCCATGAGTCCTGTCGATGCCAAGGCGTTCCATATGCTTAAAGAGACTCTGCTTGCAGTGTTCAACACCAAGTCATGTGGAATCATCACACCGTCACTGACAGCATAAAGGTCGGGGGATAACTTCCCCTTACCTTCTTTTTTTTTATATTTTTTTTTTAACATTTTTTTTATTTTATCAATTATGGCAAGAGAATTAGTAACATATCATGAACGGTTATGGATCAGAGATAATGCAGTTATCCAGATGGGATCCAAGATTAAGTATGATGTCATGGACGTTGACAAGGTGGCTGAACGGATCAGTAAGGAAAGAAAGAGCGAAGGGATGACACCTTGGGTTGAAATTCAGCCTATCAGCGAGGACATGCATAAATCTCCCAACAGGGTTGCTACCTTTCAGAAAGATCCAAAAACCGGTGTCCTGTATGGAATCGCAATCGACCAGGATGAATTCGGAAATATCAGATGGCAGAAAATCCAGCTGCATGATCATCTATCACTTAATCTGGACAAAAGGGATGATTCGCGTATCTGGGCAGCTATCCGGTTCCATCCTGATATCCAGGGATCCCCCTGGCAGAAACAGGCTCCTTACTACAAGATCTATGATCCTGTCGAGGAAGCCAGGAAAGAAATTTCTGAAGTAGAACAGGTCCGTACAGCTTTTCTCAGGGTAGAAAAGCTCCTGGACAATCCCAAAAGTATGGTCCACTTTGCAAGGTTCCTCGGTGAAGACCTTATGGAAAATGCAAATCACAGGATCGTCAAGGGAAGACTTCTGGCTGCAGCAAGGAATCATCCATTTGATTTCAACCAGAAATGGGAAAGCAAGGCTAGAAGTCATGCCGAACACTACTTTTCTGCAAAGTCTCTGGGTATTATTGAAAGCTATGCTGATCGCGGACTTATCTTCAGGGGAATAGCACTTGGGTTCAGCGATCAGGAAGCAATAAAATTTCTCAGCAATGACAGTTCTGTAATGAACTCGGTTGTCAGCGAACTCGAGGAAAAAGACGTTGTTGTACAGTCGGTGGCAAAAACTGTCGGAGATGTTGAGAAAGTTGAAGCAGACGAAGAATTCAGTTAATAGTTATGAACGTAGTACAGCTTCATGAAAGGGTTCGATTCTGGGTGGACATAGTCTCGTCCACCCGGTTCGAGTCTGAAGATATCGACAATGCTTTAAATGTCGCATCTGACAATAAGGTTCGTGAATCCTATGACAAAGGGAGGTTTATGAACAAATCAGATGCTTTCCAGAAAGTTCAGAGGATCCGTGATGAACTGGGTCCGATCGTCAAGAAGCTTACAGAAGGTAGCGGTCTGGCAATAAGTTCCGATCTGATAACCATCGATAGCGATATCAGTTACAGATACATGCTCTCCATAAGGGCCAAATTCGGCCTTAGCGGTTGGCATCCATGCTTTCCGCTGACCTACAACAGAAAGAATGTTGTTGAAAGAAACCCGTACCGCAGGGTCAGAACAACGCCTGTTTCAAAGGTCTACTACAATGAAGATACCAACGGAATCAACATAAGCCATAATATACCTACTGCACTTGATGATGCAGAGATATATTACCTGGCGGATCCGGCAATAATAAATTATGGAATTGAATATTCATCATCCAAGACTTTTACTGACGGTGACGTTGTCTATGCTGTCGAGGAAACAGTCTATGGTGGAGTTACATATAAGATCGGTGATGCAATAACTATTTCAGCACCGACACTTTCAATTACATCAGGGTTAGTCGTGTTTGACTATGTGGATTGTGATATACGTGCGTCCACGCATGAAGAAATCTCACGAAGGGGAGCATACAGTTGTCTTATAACAGCAGGGGAGATAGACAAGGCTAACCAGTTAATGCAAGAAATTATGGCCTCATAAGGCTTATTTATAACCAGGTGTCATATCACCGCAAACTTTTTTAAAATGAAAAAAAGACCATTAGTCGCAGTCCTCAACACAATTGAGGCTTCCGGCGCACAAGTAATCTCTGACACTAATGAGTGGGGGATCGTGAAAACTTCTGCCGGTAACGAACTTCTCTTGGGAATGTTCAGGACCGGTCACATCGTCCGGTCAGAATCTTTCGACCCGGTCGCTGAGACAAGTCAGATCGTGGTAATTGACGCAGTAGCCGTTCCGGAGGTTATTACGGCAAGTACCAGGTATCGGATCGAAATTGGTAATCCGGACGATAAGTATGAGACACACCGGAGGTTTCCAAGTGTCCATGCTTACACGACAGCTGCAAATCTGAGCGGTACAGCTTCGACCGACAGGGCGAATGTCTATAACGCTCTCGCCGACAAGATCAACGGTTATGCAACGAATAATGCTACGGCTTATCCGCTGACAGTCGTTGACTTCACACTCGGTACATCAACAGGTGATGCTTTCACCAACTTTATTGTAGGTGAAACCGTAACCCAGGAAACATCCAGTGAGACCGCGCGTGTAGCACGCTGCACCATCACTTCAGGGTCGATGGCAACCGATGACGCTGCCGGGAAGATCTGGCTGTTTGACCGCAGTGCTGATGCTCCGACCTGGCTTGAAACTCTCAAGACCCTTTCAGCTGGCGGTGGAACAGGAGAAAGTAACTGCGTAGTAAGTCAGACCAATGCAACCACGGTCTATGACCAGGGACTTGCTATTGAGGACTCAGCCGGATATTTCATCAGCACAATCGGCCGTGCCGGTGCAAACTGGGTAGGCGCCACTCAGGGATTCCAGACTGCAGTTGCAGAAGTTTCCCTGGCTCCCGTTTATTCAATGGGTATCGGTTCTGTCATGGCGCAGCTCGTCCCAAGGTATGACCATAGCATGCAGGACGTTGTTTCAGGCTTCCTGGAATACGAACTGCAGGATGGTGATGCCTTTGACGTTGCCAAAACATATCGCAAGTATGTCATCACCGTCAGGGACGGCGATGAGGATGCGATGGCCGGAGAACCGCAAGCTGCCGACACCCAGGTAATTCTCTATGTGGATTACGCTGACGGCGATCTTGCAGACTTTAATACCGCAATCGGGAACTTGACTTAATAGATGATTGAGAGGGGGTAATTCCCCTCTCTTATCTTTTACTTATTAAGTTATGGATCCGAAGGACTACAGCGGTAGACCCATTCACTATTCCGGTAAGTGGGGCCAGGTAGCCTGGACAGATGGTAAATACGATCCGGGTCAGGTATTTCGTTTATACCTGGCTACACCAAAAGTTCTCGTCCTCAAGGGAACCAAAATGAATAACGGTGATGCCTTCGCCGTAACTCTTAATGAAGGATACCATAACTTTATGTGTGACATGATTATTGAAACAGGCTCGGATGCTGATGTATCCGATGTAATTGCATTATTCTGATGAGCAGGACCAGAGGCATAGGAATTGGAATACCGTTTTATAGCAGGACCGGGATACCATATCAGCAACATTTGTTGAGATTCCTGCGCCCTCGAGATGTTGACAGGATATATGATATTATAGGAGCTTATGACGGTGAGGAAACAAGTGAAAATGTCTATGACATGAATCCTGACGATGATTCGGACTCAGGATTTATACTCCAATGCATGAATAAAAGCGATGTTACCATTTGGAGTGAAACAGATAAGGATGGCAATACCATCAGAGATCTACCAGGATATAATCCGTTAGATCCTTACGAGTGGCTTGACGCTGAACTTGATGTTGATATCTTCAATACTTACATAGCTGATTCTTATACAGCGAGACTGTTTACGAACTTCTTCGGCGAGAAAACCGACCTGGGAGTTTATGACAGGCAAATGACCTGCGAAGAAAGCAGGCTCATCCACGGCAGACTGAAAACCGGTGGATGGTGGATTTTCAACCGTGGTGTACTTAATGGCTGCGGTGTAGTAAAAACAGATGGAATAATCTGGGGATCATAATGGCACAGCAAACAGTACAGATAGGAGATACTGGTCAACAGATGGTTGACAAACTTGACAATAACTTTGACGAGCTTTATGCAAGAACACTTGTTGAAAATAAACAACTGATCGAGTGGGCAGGCGGGAAAGATGTTGAATTGACAGACAGAACACTTGATGCTGATGGCAGGGTAACAAGTTCTGACCTAGTATGGCCTGACGGATCGATAGGGACTTTTACAGCAACAGATTGGAATGCAACGCATGAGGTTTACGATGGATGGACCAAATCGCATACTGATTCAGGAAAGACAGTTACACAGGCAGCCGTCACCAGGAGAGCTGATGGAGCAATAACAAACAAACCCGCTTTAACCGTAGCATGATAAGATTGATCAGATACCTACTGAGGTTAAGACGGGTCAGAACATATAAGGTTAATAATGACCACATAAGAATTTTCAAGCATAGAAAAAAAGCGGTAGTTTACAGGAATGGAAGAAAAATTTTCGACAATATCAAAACCAGCGACAATTACAAAGAGTGGTGGCGAACAACCGGCAAAAAATTATGCGGCAAGACCAAAACAGCGGTATAAGAGGCAAGGATCATGTAAACATTGTGGTGCTTGTTGCCTGGCTGAAGATCCGGCCTGCAAGTATCTGTTGATGGAGAATGGAAAGTCTCACTGCATTGTATTTGGCAAGCCGGAGAGATATAAGAGATGCCTGCTGTTCCCTGAGAATCCGCCCATACCTTTTGAGGGTTGTGGATTTTTCTTCGTAGACAGGTGGGAAGGAAACAGAAAAGTAGAACCTAAAAAAACCTGAAATGGCTGTAACGGTATCAGGTAAGAATTTCACGCAATTTAGTACATGCGACTCAGGTAGTGCAGGAGGAACTTGGAGTGGATCTCCTACGCAGGATACTGATAATTACAAGGAAGGTTCTGCTTCTATATCTGATATCTTGAAAGGAAGTGGTAATAATGACTGGACTTTTACACCTACATCCTCTATAGATCTGTCAGGTACAAAACATCTGCGCCTTTGGGTTTTGCTTACGCAGGGTTCCTTGATCAATACCAAAGCATCCGGAGGAATTCAAATCGGCCTCACTGATGGTACAAATACAGGGTATTACTATGTCGATGGCCGGGATACTTATCCAGGTGGATGGCATTGTCTTGTCTTGGATGTATCAAGAGCTGTTGATGCAGGGACAAAACCGACCAGCATGAATGCAATTACTGTTGTTACCTTGAGGATAAATCTCACAGCAGGGGGTAAAAACGTAGATAATACATGGGTTGATAATTTGAGTGTTTCGGATGGTCTTGTAGCTTATGGCGATGACAGCGGATCGTATTTCGATCTTGAGGATATCTTCTCCGTAGAAGATACCCCTACTTCCGGTGGTTGGGGAGTTATGACAAAATATAAAGGTCAGTATTTCATGACGGGCGATCTTGACATAGGATTTGCCACTTCAGCAACAAAGTTCAATGCAAAAAATTCTGTTCTTATCTTCGAGGACAGAGGCACGAATATTAATTCAAATCTTCTCACTATCACAGCTATTGACAGTGGTAATGCTTCGTATACTACGGAATTTATTCTTGGTGCAAAATCAGGTACTTCCGGAGTAGAGGGTTGTGCTATAAGGTCGGAATCTCTGACTCAAAACTCACTATTCAAACTTGACTTCTCTGATACTGACCTGGATAATGTAAAACTTTACGGAACATCTTTTTTCGGTAGCGGAACGGTAACATTGCCTGCGTATGCATCAGCAGCTAACGAAGTTCTTAACTGCGAGTTCAATACTTGTGGTGTAGTAACAGTATCATCCTGCACTGTTACGAATTGTAATTTCATCAAACCAACTTCTTACGGAATTGTCCTGTCAAGTACCACGCACTATGTTACGAAATGCAACTTTATCAGTCCTACTAATGCAAGTATTGACATAACTGCTACGGGCTCATTTGCGATGAACCAGGTTGTATCATCAGGAACAGATGGATCCGCGAACTATGATGTTAGGAATACAAATGCTTCATCGAATGAGGATTCGAATGCAAACGGAGGATCCACATATAATCTGAACAATACAAATACCGGTTTCGGGCAATCATTTACAGGTGGCGGGAATGTATTGACAAATGTTGTTCTCAACCTGAAAAAATCAAATTCACCTACCGGAACTGCTTATGTAAAAATATACGCTCACAGTGGAACATTCGGTACATCATCAGTACCGACCGGTGCAGCTCTGGCCACGTCCGAGGGACTTGATGTTAGTACGCTTACGGGATCTTTTGTCGCTACCAAGTTTGACTTCCTTGGAGCTGCAAACCAGATTACACTGACCAATGCAGTCAAATATGTTGTAACGATTGAATATTCAAATGGTGATGCAACCAATACCGTAGATGTCGAATACGATGCCAGCAATAATCACGGTGGGAATTCATGTACTTACACAGGATCCTGGACGGCAAACTCCGGAACAGATCTTGAATTTTATGTCAGGGTAGGTGGTCTGGTAATCCTGAATCTGACAAACGGTGCTTCAATGAATTATGAGAATAATACGGGATCCCCGGCCGGTGTAACCGATTTTGTTGCTTCGGTAAATGTTACCATAACAAATGCCGTTACATCACCATCGACAAAAATATATATGTGGGCGACTGCAGCACCTCTAGGAAATGGGGTAGCTATCATTGGACCTGAACAGATAACTGCGGATCCCTATGTAAAATCAGTTCCATATACATCCAATCAGCCTTTTACAATGAATCTGACAAATGCGAGCAGCACTCCAAAATATACTCCACTTCAGATCTCAGGGACAATTACGGGAGATGGTTATTCAAGGAGAGTATCACAAGTACAGGAAGGAACTTAAATTATATAGTTATGGCACTCAGAAGAAAACCAAAACCGACAGGTGGCAAGCCGAAGGAAATTCTTCCTTCTGAAAAAACAATTGACAGGGAACTTGCAAAAGCTCAGGAGGAATTTGCTGAAGCGAAGAAGAACCTTGTCAAATGGCAGAAATACAAGAATAAATCAACTAAATCATAAGCTATGGCAGCGATAACAAAGGCAGACTTTTCGGTTGCAGCTAACGGTGATATCCGGCATGTAACCGGCACAAGTACTCATACGGTCCTCGAGGGGCATCGATGGCTGATGGATCTGCTTGATGATGATACAGCGACAGGTGATGACTATATCGATGTAACGAATGAAATTATTCCTTCTGCAAGATCAACAGATGAGATCATCACATTGAATGCTCCATATAATATGGATGATCGATGCATCCAGAGGTTCTTCGGCGGTTCCATCACACAAGCTGGTGGTGATACAATTTACGGAGGACTCAGAATCATTGCTACATTCAATGCAGGAACGACAATACCTGTTCTTATCCAGGATGACAAACTTCTGCCTAATTTCTGGGGTACATCCCTTAACCCGCTTGCAACAGAAGGTGTAACACACAGATTCCTTGTAAAGATCAGAGATGGAGGTTCAGACATCGATGGTCGCAGGGTTCGCGGTCAGGTACGTGAATGGGGTGATACATGGGCTGAGTTTACTTCACTCATGGGAGAAGGAGAAGCTGTAATGTCATTTGGTAATACTCTGCAGGATGACTTTAACCAGACAGCCGTTGGTACTGTAGCCGGGTACACTGATGTTGTAAACAACCTGGAAGGATTCCAGCAGATTGACCTTGGAAACGGCAACGGAGATCGTAACTACCATTCTGAATGGGATAGGGCAAGCCGCACTCTTAATGGACTGTTCGAACGTGCGAAATGGCTGGCAATGCGATCCGGAGCTGAGGATACGAATAATGACACCGATGATGACTTTGTTGTGGATAATGCTACGATTACAGGCGCGGCACAATCATTTGCTGTTGGAAGTAACGCCAAAATCGTGACAAGGGTAAGACTGCGACTGAAGAAAACAGGCTCACCAACAGGCAATGTTACTGTTGCGATTTACTCGCATTCAGGAACCTATGGAACTTCATCCGTACCAAATGCCCTGGTTGCTACATCAGATGCAATAGATGCTACCCAGATAGATTCAGCATACCGTGAAGTAGAATTTGTCTTTACCGGTGATGAACTCGTTGAATTAACAGCATCGACAAATTATTGTATTGTTATTGAACATCCCAACGGTGATGCTTCCAATTATGTACAGGTCAATGGCGATATCGGTGCTGGATCACACGGAGGTAACAGATCGCATAATACGGCAGGCTGGACGGCCGTAGCAGCAGATGATTTATGGTTTGAGGTTTACACTTCTTCCAAATTGTACGGATCAGCCGGGATCCTGTATCGTGGTATCACACACGACTGCGATTATGACGCAGAAGGTGGATCCGGTGTATCCCAGAATGAAATTCTTGATTGGACTACAGGTACGGGACGATTGCTTGCACTCGATGATCAGGGAACTTCCGGAACAGTTTGGTTACAACTACTGACAGGTGTTGCTCCGGTGGAGGATGATGTACTTACGGGAGGATCCGGTAGCGTAACCGTCACTGCTGCCATCACTACAAGAAACCTTTCACCAAATAATGTATTCCTGGGAACATTTACCGGGAACCTGACAGGCGCATATGGTGTAGGTGTAGAAGCAACGGATCTTACAAATCTTGACAAACTCAGGGATCTCGAGAACGTTGTCCAGACACCCCCGAACAATGTTGATGTTATATACAATGCGGTAGCCGTAGGCGATATTCTCTTTGCTGCCCAAACATGGGAGGATGCTCACACAGTTTCCGGATCCTACTCGATCGGTGATACTGCAATCACGCTGAATTCGGCAATTGATACCGATATGCCTCAGCCCGGCAGGATAAATATTAACGACACTGAATATAATTATATCAGTTATTCAGGTTCAGTAGTTACACTCTGCGCACCAGGTCTCGTTGAATCATTATCTGGTGGTGAGGATGCCGATCTATTTGCATTCAGGACAAATCAGTATACAAGTACCACAAATACCAGCGGTCAGGCTTACATCGAAGTAAATGAAGCAATCGAAACTTTTGACCGGACTGCAGGGTATATACGGATATGGAATGATGTCAACCTGGTTTGGGACAGATATCAGTATGATTCATACGATACTGCCACGAAGCGGTATACGTTGAATACTACTGCACATCCAACAGGTCTTGATCAGGGCTACACGGACAATGATCCTATTTTTGTACCTTTACTTGACGAGACTGTAACGACTTCGCCTGAGACAAGATCACATATCCATACAAGCGATGTCGATGCAAGATTGAGAGTATATGACAGCGCAGAGCCGATCGTACCGTTTGAAGTAACATATACAGTGACTACCAATGGAGCCACTGTTCAAGCAATACGTAATCCAGATGCCTAGAATTGAACCGTTACCGGCCGATGTTAAGCAGCATGTAGATAAGTACATGGAGATCCGGTTTTCCCATAAGACACCGACTGAGAAAGCTACGATCTACCAGGGACTTGTAAAACAGCTGAGAGCGGAACCTCATAGACAGCAGGAGTTTATGGAGAAAGTGCAAAATCTCTATGAAACGAACAAAGATTTGGTTCAAGCATCGGAAAAGGCAAAGGAGAATTCTGAATATCGGGAACGATTAAAGGAAACAATGTCACGGAACAGAACAAAATGAGTGTAACAATAAATAACGTCAAGGTGGACTTTCACCTGGATCCCCCGGAGATCACATTCTTACAGGGATGCAATATGGCAATTGAAGGGCTCAGAGATACTTTCCGGCAGATTGAACAGTCTGTAGAGGGAAGAATGTTTGAGTCGTTTACGAGAGGGAGAGGAATGATAGTCAGGGCAGACGGTAACTACCCGTTCGGTGAGGAAACAGCGGCAATGGATATAACGGTCTTACCGCCCTTTGTGATGAAATTCCAGGCCGGAGCAACGGCATTTCAAACATCACTTGGAAGTTTACTTGGCACTTTTATAGAATCATCAGGAGCGATCGTACAAATTAATAATGCAAAGGGCGCTTTAAAGGTTGAAGGTGGATCCGGGGCATCTGCACAGGAAGTTTGGGAATATCTCATTACCGGAGGTGGTGGTCTTGAAGCCCAGGAGATATTACTTGATGCGATGAAAAAAGCTAAATTAGCAGCATTTAACGTATAAAGTCATGGCTGAACCTACACAAAAAGAGATGCTTGCAACCTTGGTTAAGGATGTCAAGTATATTATGGCAAAGCAGGGTGAGATGAAGCAGAAACAGGATAATATGGATCTTAAGATCAATAATATCGAGATTGAACTTAGTGGTACGAGCATGGAACCAGGCAGAGGTGTTGTACATAGATTGATAAAAGCTGAAGAATGTATTTCTAGTATCAAAAAAAAGCAGTACAAGATATTCACCTGGGGAGTGGTTATCATAACATTGTTGAACATCATTTTCTTGAGCGTTAAAACGTTTATCAAAGGACAGTGAATAAATGGACCTTAAGTATCTCATAAATCCAACGTTAGCATTATCAATCGAGAATGCTTTCAAGAAATGGGTCGTTATCATCGATGATGGGCATGGTTGGCTTACTTCCGGGAAAAGGAGCCTTGATGAATCCCTGCGCGAGAACGAGTTCAATTCATCGGTTGAGGATAAATTGACATTTTTGCTTGATAAATGCAGTGTTGAGTATTATTCACTCGCATCAGGATGGGCAGACGAAAAACTGGAAGTAAGGTCTGGTATTGAGAATAGTCTACATGAGGATGCTGTCAACAGGGGAAAGAAGGTTTTGGGAGTTTCCATCCATGCAGATGCCTATCCGCCAGATACGTCTGCACATGGATTTTGCGTTTATTATTATGAAAAGGGACCGAATTACTCACAGGAAGGAAAGATTCTGGCAAGGTATATTGCTGAGTCAATCATCGAAAGCGACAAAAGGAATAATCATGTCATTTCACCAAGGCATGATCTGGGAATTTCCGGTGAGAATTTTCATATGCTGAGGGAAACTGATGGCATCTGGTGTCTCATTGAAAATGCCTTTATGACCAATGACAGGGATCTTATGTATCTGAAACGAGATAAATTCAGGAACAACCGCACACTTGCTATCCTATCAGGATTGTATGAATATGTGCTTAAGGAATAACAATAATTCAAAAATGAGAATCATGAAAAAGTTAATCATCTTATTCTTAGTACTTACAGGTCTGGTCATCACATCACAGGTAAACGCACAACCGAAACGGGTTATCCCGGTAGATGAACAGGGAAATATAATTGGTACTTCGGGTGTAGCTACAACCGGTGGTGGCGGAGCATTGACCGGAGTATCAACATACTCGAACGTTTCAGGAAACTTCGAGGTCGAGGCAATCGATTATACGAATACCATCTGGATCATGAACGCACCCTTTACGGTTGGTGCTGAAAACCTTGCTGCAGGATCCGGGAAGGTATGGGATACATCAACCGGCGAAATAACTGATCTGGATATGACGAAAATTGGTGCGATATCGGGTGATACGGTAACTCTGCCAAATCAAACCAATTTCACTCCGGATGACTCTGTATTTCTGTTCCTGATCGCTCCGACAAAAGGGTTTGACATCGGTCAAAATGCCAGTAGGTCTACCTTACTGAATCCAGATTATGCACATTATACTGATATCGATCATATCGTAAACTTCACGAACCTTGACACTGACTCGGTTTACGCTGTTTTTACTATGGAAAGCTATCAGTACATCAACCTGCATATAAATGTTTCAGGAGGTGTCACAGTACGGGTTTACGTGACTAACAATTCTGCTGCAGCTGATGATAATCACTTGTCTGACTGGCTGAACTATGGAACTGAGATACTTGGAGCAGGAAGTATAACTGATACGGAGGTATTTGAACCATACGGTCCCTTCCAGCCATTAAAGGTGATGATAAACGTTGAAACATCTGATGCTACAAATGCTGCCGATGTTTGGCTTAGACGATGGTACTGACATAATTTAAATACATAGAAAAATGAAAAAGACAATAGGATTAATCATTCTGATGCTTGCCATTTCATTGATTGGTAAGTCACAATTCACCTATTTTGGTGCAACTGTCGGACAGATCATAGCTGATCTCACGAACCCTCAGAAAATCGGAGCTTTGAACAGTTATGCCGAGGGTAAATCAATAACATATATTAAGCATGTATATCTGATCCCTACATCTCAAGGCGAGGAATTATATTCCTTATTTGACGATGTAAATATGTCAACTGACACAACTCTTTACAATAATCAGTCTGTAACAAGCTACTCGAGAACACTGGACTCACTTGAATCCTGGTTCGCTGATGATGATATCTTAAGGGTATGGCTTGATAGTATTCTGCACAAGAAAGTTGAATATTGTACACATCCGGATACGTTGTCCGGATTAAATGATGCTGAAAAATGGTCAAAATACCTCGAGTTATTGCGTTCACAATAGGTTTGTTCTTATGCCTTGTTCTTTCAGGGCAGTCCGCTGAAAATAACAAACTTATCTTTCAGGAGACATTTGATAATGAATTCTCGGTCCGAAGGAATGGTGGTACACCATATGTAACAACGTTTGTTAATGGTGTGGCCGTAATGAACGGTTCATCATCAGGTATTCAGACAAATAAAATTTTTAAGGGGAGTGGTTCAATTAGGGCTGTTTTTAAATCATTAAATATAACATCAGGTGATTATATTGTTGATTTCAGAACAAATGGAGGTACTGGATATTTATATTTTAATTCGACCACAACTGTTTCGGGATCTGGTGGAGGAACAATGTATGTTGATGGAGTTCAAACCAATACAGTTTCAAATAATACAAAAGAAATAATCTATACAGGGATATCCGTGGATAATAACTCTGGCTGGATTGGGCGCTGGAATGGTGGCGGTGGATATCTTGAGGCTGAATTTGATTTACTTGAATTATATAATTACACCCTCTCAGCAGAGGAAGTTTTTAATCTATACAGCAATAGAAGATTTCAACCTGCAAGCACTCATGAGGAACAATTAGGTTATGAGCTTGGCTTGGATCCGGGTATGTCAGATTTGTCTGAATGGACAGAAACATCAACTGCGACTACCAAGCTTGTTACTGAGGGATTGCCCCCAGGATATTCTTCGGCCATACAGATAAATATAACTGCCGGTGGTGGTATCACTATGGCTAACCCGCCGACAATGATTGTAGGTCAGAGATATAAACACAGTCTGCTTTACAGGGTTTTTAATGCTGCATGGAGGGTAAGAGGTTACCAGGGTAAAATCACTGGTGATTTCAGTACTGACAATCTTACAAATATAACCGGCAAGTGGAGCTGGTTACATTCATATGGTGTCGGTTCTGGTGGTGGAGGCGCAGAGGGTCTACTGCTTGATAGAACAGGTGCGGATTCGATACAGGTAGCTTACTGGGCTTTTGTACCGATCTATGCTGACAAAACTTCGAAGATTTTTGAATTGTCAGCACAATCAAAGGTTATTGAAGATAAACTTGGAAGTTCATTAACTATTTCCAATGTAACTATATCAAAACAAGGTGATGCCAATACAATGCTCTTTGTTGACGGTACGGATCCACGCATAGATTGTGGTGACCTTGGTGACTTTATTGGTGATCAAACGGTGATATGGTGGATGAAACCATTTTCTGATGGGCAATCTGATGCCGGACGAGTTATGTCCAACGGTGAATTTGACGTGAGAATGGGCAGTTCGTTCAGGATCTACTATACAAATGATCAGACAGATTGGAGATATTCACCAACAAATGCCTGGAATTACAATACATGGATTCATTATACAATTACAAGACAAAGAGATGGAACTACGATGTTATATCTTAACGGAGAATTACAAGCATCAACCGGTACGGACGGTGAGCCTGATGCATCGTTAACAAATATGTACATCGGTAATAACAGTGGAAACGGCGTTGACTTTGATGGCTTGTTCGGCGATGTAAAGATCTATGAAGGAATATTATCAGCTGAAGAAGTGTCTCAATCATATACATCTGAAAAACACTTGTACAAATGAAATATTTACTGACAATATCAATACTGTTTCTTTCGTTATGCTCGAGTTCTCAGATATTTGAGACTCAGTTTGACAAGGGCAGTTACATAGATAAGCATACTCAGTCAGTTCATTCTACGGAGTCAAACAATACATTTGTCCGAAGTGAAAAAGGAATTGCTCTTTACTGTGGGAAAACAGGTTATATATCATATAATAACACTACCGATGTTTTTGACAAGCTAGATGATGTAATGACTCTCGGATCTGCTTTCAGCGGCGAGGTTTGGTTTAAGATTGATGAAGAAGATGTTGTTCAGCACATAATTGGATTTACCAACAGAGGTGGTGACAGGTATGTATTGGGGATTCACTCCAATGACAATCTAAGATTTTCTGAGCTTGGCGGGGATGCGGTATCAGGTTTTTCTTTGAAAGGTGATACATGGTATCATATAGTTTTTGCACAGTCTGCCAGTAATGTTCTCAGTCTTTACCTTAATAATGTTGAGCTTACTGATAACAATGCAAATACCCTTCACTATGCAAATGAGTTCCTGTCAATATGCTCCGGCACATCCGGCGGATCTCCCTTGCAGGGAATTATTGCGAAAGTTGCTATCTATGATTATGTTCTCACCTCAACAGATCGAAGCAGACTATACGAATCGTTTGTAGGCGCACAATTGCCAGCTGCAGAAAAGTATCCCAGGTATGGTAATTGGAGTAAACCGACTTTAATAAATGAAGATGGCCTGGTAGCTGCATATAATATGATTCCCAGTCCTGATGGATATTTGGTAGATATTTCAGGCAATGGACACACTAATGCAATCGCCTTTACCGGATCCGGAATCTCGGGGAATCAAAGTGGAATGTATTTCGTAAATGGAACCGGACTTGCGCTTCAGGGAATAAATTTTGGGGCGAATTGGGTGGATGATATTGATACGATCTATACAATTTGTATCAGAGCCAAGACAACTGAAGATGATGTTATTATCGGTGATGGGTCAAGTTCTGATTATGTATATCCGGCAAGTGTTTCTTCAATGCGACATCGTTATGGTGGTGGCACGTTAGTAACTTATACGCTGCCTGTAAATACAATTAATTTCAGCGAATTTTTCGATGTTGTTATTTCTCGAAATGGTACGACAAGTTACGCATGGGTTAACGGTATAGCTGCAACAGATAATCCGAAAATAACTGCAGGAAGTGAATCATTTGTATTTAGCTGGATAGGCGGATATGGTGGACTTCCCTTGATTGGAGTGATAGATGATATAAAAATCTATGATTATCCATTTACAGAACAGCAAGCAATTAATTATCACAACGAGTTTGCCAAACGTCCAGTACTTGTAGAGACTTTCGAGTATGATCCCGTTGGTGACAATGTTCCGCAGGGATGGCAGGAAGGGACAGGAACTTATATAATAAAAGAACTGACTTCAGATGATGCTGTACTTTCTGATCTAACGACAGGTACAAAATACCTTGAATGCACTTCTGCTGGAACAATAGGATTTCCGATACAAAGGACAGTTTACGGAACAGTTGAATTCTATTGGAACAAATCAGAGGATGGACTTCCTTTGACTCATTTCTACAATACCAGAGTTGATGGATCTGGTGATGGAATCTTATTTCGTGCAAATAATAGTGAAATACTCGGCCTTTACTATGTTGATGATGGATCATTAACTGCAAAATTCTACTCCGGTTCTTTTTATGCAGATACCGAAACATGGCATAAAATCAAAATAACCAGTACGGCAGATGGAGAAAGATATGCTTACATAAAAGGCGGCTCCTTTGGTAATAGTTATGTCTTGATGGATGATAGCGGTAGTGGATCAAATCCTTTTACTGACAACACAAATGCAACAGGAGGGTATTTTGTGCTTGATTACGATATAGGTGATAAAATTGGTCCGATAGTAACAACTGAAGGTGTAAAACAATAAATCATGGAAAAACCATTTTTCGGATCCACGCTGATCCAGTCATACATAGAGTTTGATACCGAACGTGGGTTTATGCGGTTTGGTGTTGAGAATGAAAGGTTCTACATCGAAATCGATGAAGTAAGGACATTTCTTACCGATGGTGGTGCAAATTGGGTTATAAGCAAGGGAGATATATTCTACAGGTTTAATATAGAAGAATCTACCGGTGATTTTCTTGTTGAACAATACGTAAGTGGATCCTGGGTAGAAGCATTCAGGGTTGGTAATCAAGCATAAAGCCATGAAAAAAATTATCGTAATAACAATTCTACTGGTAACAGCATTAACTGTCAAGGCGCAGTTCTGGGCTGCAACCGGTTTCGGAGGAATGAACCGAACAAGTCCGACAGCACTTTTTGTTGATTCCATAGGAAGGGCAGGTGCTGATACCGTTATATATATAGGTGGGAAAGCTGTATTCCGGTCAACTGTTGGTGGTGGCGCACACGGATCCACTCACGTATCAGGTCAGTCAGACCCCGTCCCAGTATTTACTTCTACCGTGACAGGGCTTGTACCCTCAAGTGGTGGAGGATCTGTAAACTATCTTAGAGCTGATGGTACGTGGGATGCACCCCCTGGTGGTGCAAGTGCCTTTCTTGATCTGACAGATGTACCTGCTTCATATGCAGGTGCAGCGGGTTACATGACGATGGTGAACGGGACTCCGGATGGCCTTGTATTCACAGATCCATCTGGTTATGACCTTTCTAACTTCAATGATAATCTCAGTTATGAAAATCCGTTAACTTTCAGCAATGGTCTGACCAGGACAGTAGATGCAATAGCTTGGGGTGGATCCTTGTCGAGTGCTACAACAATAACGGGTGACCAGGCGAACACATGGAAACTTAGAGGGGCGCAGTCATCAACAATGTCCTCACAGATATTTCTAAATACAAATGCAGGTCTAGGGTTTGAATCTTATACAGGTGACACATACTCAGGAACTACCTTCTCAGAGTTCCTTATGGAAGAAGATAGTATTATATTACAGGCATCTACGGCAAATCTAACCAGAGGACTTGCAATCGGAGTGTGGACAGACATGACCATATTTGATAATGCAAATTCAACAGGTCTTGTTTATGCTCTTGATTACAGTTCCCTCGGGACAGGAGATCCAAGATGGCTTCCTGATTGGGAGGCGGTGTCAAATCATATTGCAGGAGTTGACGTATATACAGGCACAGGTGGTCCTAAAAGTCCAAGCGCACCACAGGACGGTTATGTTATTGCCTGGGATAATCCGAATAATAGATACGATCTTGTGGCTGATCAAACAGGAGCAACTGTTTTTACGGACCTGACAGATGTACCTTCTTCTTATGCAGGTTCAGCTGATTACTTCCTTATGGTGAATTCCACGCCTAACGCAGTCATATTTGCGGATCCATCAAGTTATAATCTGAGCAACTTCAATGATAACCTGTCAGGGAATAAGCATCTGGACCATTCAACGGTATCGATATCTACACAGTATAGTTTGACGGGTGGTGGTGATATATCATCTACAAGGACACTTAATCTGGTGAATGATGCTGCGAGCCCTGGAAATAATAAACTATATGGCACAGATGGGGGAGGTGTAAAAGGTTGGTTTGATATTCCTGCAGGTCTGGGTACTCATGATATCCTGAGCGCTGATCATGGAGATGCCGAAACTCATACTGTACTCAGAGGTGATCTTATGACCGGGCAGACAGCTACACCGGAATGGAGAGCTTTGCCGATATCAGCTACAACCACTCACTTGCTGAGAACAGATGGAACGGATATCTATTGGGGAGCATTTAACTTCGCTGACCTGGGGACGACACCAACTACTTTCTCCGGTTACGGGTTATCAGATACCGAAGCAAATTTTGATAATGCTATCAGCGATGGTAATGTAGCCTGGGACGGTGGCAATCATCATGATCTTTTCGGTGATTTTGTCGCAGACGAGCATGTGGATCACACATCTGTTTCAATAGCAACCGCTGCCACGTCCGGATTGTCCGGAGGCGGTGATCTGACAGCTACCAGGAACTTGGCACTTGATTTCACTGCACTGACCGGAGTTACAACACTTGCCGATAATGACACGCTTTCGGCCTTCATTACCGGGACCGGTCAAAGGGCAATACCATACTCGAGCTTCCTGACTGAACTGGAAACGGATCTCAGCCTCGAAGATCCACTTACCTTTGATAATGGATTGACTAGGACGGTAAATGAAGTAGATCTCGGTGGAACGCTTTCCGAATCATTCGCAATTGAAGGTGTTTATACGAACCGATGGGAATTTAAGAATTACAGAGGATCGCCATCCGCTTCCGGTAGGATCTATGGTGATGTAGATGGAGGGATTAGTATGGTTGGTTATGACGGAGCTACTTATAATGGTGATTCATCAACGGTGAAAGTTGATCAGACCGGTGCTTATTTCCAATCGTGGGCTTCTGGAACAATAATTAAAGAGCTTGCTATCCATCCGGATTATATCAGGTTTACAGATAACCAGGATACGAAAGGTGCTATTTACGGTGCTGATTATTCCCTTCTCGGCCGTAAGGACGATCGCTGGATTCCAGACTGGGAGGCCGCAGGCGATACCGCAGGGAATCAGCTTGGAGGCCAGGGAGTAGATGCAACAATAACAAGCCCTGGGGCAGCTCAGGACGGTGATGTAATAACATGGAACCAAACGAACAGTGAGTATGAGATGACTGATGTTGTCGATCCTGGTGAAGCTTCAGGGATAGTATATTGCGACATTGATACGATCTTGTATACCAATACATCGCAGACAACTACCGTGACACTACCGACAGGATCCGTTATCCATGAAATCGATGTATATGTAGCTACCGCATTTACAGGTACGGGAACGGATCTGATTGATATCGGTATATCAACGTCAGGCAACAGGTATGAGGATGATCTCGATGTTTCCACAGGCACGGGTAGCTTTGCCACATTGACCTTGACAAATGTAAAAGATCGGATGGCAACATCGACAAGCGTTGTATTTCAATATTTTGACCAGAACTCTGACGCAGGAGCTGGTGAGGCTTATGTTTATGTACAATACTCAAGACCATAATGAACGGTAGGAAATTAATATTAACATTATCTGCCATATTCATTCTTGGTAGCTTATTTTCGCAAAGATATGCTGTCAAGGATTCTCAAGGAAGGATTCTTCGTGGTCCATCAGGCTTTATCTTAGCAGATACCTCTGCCATAGGTATTGGTGAAGGTCCGCCAATTTTGCTCTCAGCAGAAATAGGTTTATTGGATGATTCCATTATAGTTGCATTGTTCAATGAATTACTCGATGAGACTTCAGTTCCACCAGCATCAGCTTTTTATGTAACAGAAGAAACTGGTGGTTCGCCAACAATCGTTGGAGATGACTTTTCAACATCATACAATCCCTTACATAATGATCCTGATTGGAATCAAAGCAGCGGTAGTGGAACTTTTGCATCTACAAGTGGCTATGCATATTGTATTACCAGCAATGGAGATAATTACGTATATCACTCAGGTACTTTTGATGATGATCAATATGCATGGGTAATATTGAATGATGTTACTAACTATTTTGGACCGGCGGTAAGAGCCGATGCTGACTCAGCAATACTATTTTACGCAAACGCAGCCGGCTGGTATGTTGGAAGGGTGATGAGCGGTAGTTGGGAAACTATAGGTAGTGGAAGCAGATCATTTAGTGATGATGATACTTTATATACTGCAGCAAGTAATGATTCAATTAGGTGTATACATAACAGTACGCAAATCTTTTATGATGAAATGGGCTCATATTATGTTGGTAATGGATCACCGGCAATGGGATCTTATCTTGCAGTTGATGGTGCAAAGGAATTTGAAGGTGGTGAACTGGGTGCATCCGGTTCAATATCTGAAATAGGGACCAATGCTATCAGCATTAATGATGACAGTTTATTTGTAGCACTTGATTCAACCGCAGAAATTGGGGCCAATTATCTCATTGATTTTACAAATACATCAAATCCGAAACTTAAAGATCTTGCAGGTTATGAAGTAGCTGATTTCGTTGATACCATTGTAGCAAATAATATCGGAATATCTCCCCCGCCTGATACTGCATATCAGTTTGATATCTCTGGTCAATTAAGAGATTCTATAGATGCAACACAGATTCTTGGTTTTGACCCGACAACAACAGCTGTCATGCTACGCGGATCATATACGACCTTTCCAACAACCACTTCGGAAGGCACTTTGATACATCTCGGAGATACATCATCTGTAAAAGCCAAGCATAAATTCAGTGCAGCGGATGATAATTCTTTAGCCTATCTATCCATGTTCGTGTCAAATGGTACTTACAACACAGAATACAACAGGGATACAACATTTGTCGATAGTGTAGGACAACAGGAAATGATTCCGGAAGGTGACTGGTGGGTGGATTCCGAGGATGGTAGTAACAGCAATGATGGTACTACACCTGCAACTTCGGTCAGGGATCTACAAAAAGTATTTTCACTGAACATACAACCAAATGATACTGTTCGTATAAAACGTGGAAGTGTAGTTTCAGGTCAGATAACTCTTGCAGATGCAGGACTATTCATTGATGGTGAAGAATGGGGATTGCCAGCCGATCCAAAAGCAATATGGATAGGTGGCGATACTATGTCAGGCACATGGAATGAATCGCATGCTGATATTTGGGGAATACCATTTGATGATGCAACCAGGGCAATGTCATTCGTGGTTGATGGAATAAGTAAGCCTGTCGCAACAGGTCCGTGGCGCGATATTACAGGTGGTGCTTCCACAACGCAGTTTCAAGATAATACCATAGGTGAGTCTAGTGGCTACTGGGATGGAGCCTGGGTGCAGTCTCAGATGAGTTCAGAATGGGCGTTTCAATCAAGAGAAGTAACTGACCAGACAACAATAACAATCACGACAGGTACAGTTGCTTATGGATATTCAGCCTCGAGACAATATAGATTCATGCATCACAATGACACAAATGTAATGTATGGTAATAAAGGTCTTGCTCATTTCAATGATTCAGTATTTATGTACTCACTATCAAATCCCTCGAGTAGAGTTGTAATTGCATCACAAGATGACCACGCTATTATTATGAATAGTATGAATGGTACTGTTGTTCAGGGAATAGATTTTCTTGGTTTCATTGAAGAAGTGTTTGACATAAATACGTCTGACAATGTGAAGATCCTTAACTGCGGTGGTGGTGGTGCAAGAATGTTTTTCAATGCTTATCAAAGTGATAATCTTGAGGTGGATGGAGGAAATGATACAGCAGAATTCAGAAATATGTATGAAGATGCATTCATATACGATGGTTCTGATGGTGGTCTGATTGAGAATATGATATTCAGTAATGTGGGATATCCTTACGGTTTTGTCGGTATGACTACTGACTTAAGTGAGCATGGTGGTGCACAGTTCGATAACCAAATCGATGGTGTGACACTTCAATATTGTACATTTGATTCTGTAGCTGGAAGGGCGATGAATACTGATGAACAAAATGATCAGCAAAAAAATATAAGATGGTACAAAAACTATGTTCATATTGCCTGTCAATTAACCAGTGATTGCGGTTGTATTTATGCAGTCTATGACAAGGATAATTCACCGTCAACAAGAAATGAAATCATAGGTAATATCATCGTTAATGACGGTACTGACAATGGAATATATCTGGATAATGGAACGGATTATTGGTTGCTGGATAGTAATTTCGCATATAATCTTAAAATACCATTCTACGTACACACATATGATAATACTAACGATATAATTTTGAGAAGAAACTCAGGAATAAGAAATCTTCAAACAACGAACTCGGAAAACTATGTTATGTTGATAGGAACATACATTGGTTCAGGCCATGTTGGAGATAGTATCGAAGTCAAGCAAAATGAGCTTGTATCGACATATCTAGGATCACCCGGTTTAAGAAGTTTTGCATTAACAATAAATGATGATGGAGGCAATCAAACGTTTACTAACTGGGATTCTGACTCAAATCACCTGTTCGTTCCACATGGAAATGGAGGTGGACCAAGTTACGATGATGCAGTCAATGATGATGATAATACTCCAACTTACAGAACTGTTGCAGAATATACTTCTGTCGGTAATGGAGGTTCAAACGAGGTTGCTACTATGGACTTCTTTACCACAACCGGTAAGGCATGGATAAGTGAAGCACCCTGGAATGATTCAGAGGATGATTTTATAGTTGTATATAATCCAACTGGCGGGTCAATGAGTGTTTCATTTACCGGTAATTTCAAAGACAAGAATGGAAATGCCGAATCATCACCATTTACTGTAAAACCTTGGAGCCATAGAATATTATATAAGGATCCACCATAAAAACATATAGTTATGGAATTTTTAATGTATTTTGGGTTAGCGATTGCTGGTGTGATACTTCACATAGGCATGAAATTTCGTGATGAGATCACGAAGAACCCTGATAAGTCTTTCATTGAAATCAAAGAACTGTTCCAATGGAGGAAACATTTGTTCAGAGCTGCCGTAAGTGTTGTTATAGCAGGAATATTAGTTGGTATACGTGATGAGATAGCTGATATTTATCCAATCACAAAGATAACAGCTGTTTTTCTCGGCTATGCTGCTGACAGCGTGTTCAAGAATATCGTGCCTGAAAATCTGAGGGATGCCTGAACAAACTTTCATAGAGAAGGTCAAATCTTATGCAACTCTGGTAGTTGCTTTCATAGCAATTATTGGATGGATTTCCACCTTTGTAGCTAACAGGGTAGGTCTCAGAAAGGATGTCGAGAATATACAGACTGATGTAACAGAGTTGAAGGAGGATGTTGAGTCATTAAATGCCACTCAGATTCAAGGTGGCAATGAGGATATTAGAATGCAGACTTTCATCGAACAACATATGAAATTGCATGAGCAGATGGATTAAATATGTATTAATAGCAATAATTACGGCAATTATTGTTGATATATCTTTGGGCGATGATCCCCCAAGAGATACTATTAAGGCTGAGGCTGAGATCGAAGTTCCGAGCAGGTCGTTGCAGATCGAGCAGAAAGTCCTGAACGATCAGATAAAAGAACGTCTGACTAAGTGGGATTCATTGATTATGAAACAGGATTCATTAATAAAGAAAGAATGAGATATTCACTGATTATACTGATTTTACTGCTGTCAGGATGTTCTGCCCAAAAAAGAATTGCCAGAGGCCACAAGCTGATCGAAAAGTACCCGGTAATACTTGATAGTTACATTACTGTTAAGGATTCTGTCAGCTACAAAGACACTACGATCTATCGTGATACAACCATTTATGATACACTTCCGGGAGAATATATCATCAAATCCGTTCAGATACCATGTCCGGATATCAAAATCGATCCGATAGAGAGCATTATAAGGGGCGTGAAGGTCCGATCTTGGATTGACAATGGTAGACTATACCAAGAGGTAGATATCCCGGATATGGTCTACAGATGGCGTTTAGATTCGGCAATTGTTGAGAAGAACAGATATGAAAAAAGGCTTGTCTCTGAAATAATGCGGCCACCGCCAGATATTGTGATACCAAAATTGTTTCATTTCTATAGATCAGGATTCTTTATTTTGGCTGTACTATTTATTATTACCATATTCATGTTAATACTGAGAAAATGAAAATCGAGGATCTTGTATATGACGTTTTCGAGATAAAGGGAGCTACTGAGGATGACTCGGATCTTGACGAACTGTGGGTGCTTCACAAGATCAACAACTATCGTTCGGCACTCATTAAAAGAGATTTTGATCTTTCAAATGAGATTAACCCGACCTGGCTGCAGAGAGTCCATAAGTTCAGCTGGGAAAAAACCAATGCCGCCGATGATCCTGCAATCACGTATAACAGCGTCAGATTAGGTAAGTACACCCTCCCGGCAGTAATATCCCTTCCGGATGATATGGGTACTTATAGAGTGACTGGATCCTCGGCAATTCTTCAGCTCGAGGTGATTGACTTTGCCTTGCTGATGATGAAAGCCGAGATCGGTGAGCAGATCCCAGGAGAGTACGGATATTACTCCAAGGTAGGGAATGTCATCTATTGCTATCCTTACATTATGGAAGGTTCGGCTATGATCGTAGCTGATAATCCTCTCGATGTACAGATCCACGATCCATCGACCGGCGCTTTGAGAGATATGGTATTCACCGATGAATACCCGCTTGACAGAACTCTCGCCCAGGAAGCATTGCTCATGTTCCTTAAAAATGACATGGCCATTGCTGAAGGAGCAATAACAGATATTATCAACGATGCACAAGATCAGCTTAAAATATTAAAGGATGTTCGGACAACGCAACAAATACCGAGAAATACGCAATAGGATTATTAAGAAAATTTACAGAGGGCATAATACGAATGGATCATTGCGGGTAACTACAATTATAAAGAAATACCTACAGTATGCCATACCTGCCCTGGCACATGGGCATCCGATGAAGATAGTCCGGACGGTGCGAATAGAACTGGTTGATGAAAAACCTGCTGAATATGACAAAGACGACCATCTACGCTGTTTCCAAAGTGACAAATTATATGGGCATATGTTCTCAATTAAATTTACGTTTGCCAAATTCCATCATGAACATAAGTTCTATCCTGATGAAGAATTTCGGGAGATCTTACGTGCATCGATAGAATCTGACAATGTTTTTGAACTGGCAAAATCATGAAAAGAGTAACCATAAGACAGGCGATGATTGATGCGGTAGAAGAAACTGATGCAAATCTTGCAAGGTATCCGAATCAAGCATTGAAATGGGCAAAGTATATTGAAAGAGAGATCGGTTCATATCTTGGTTACAAGGTAAAAGCCAAGACAATAACATTGAACGGTTGCTACCTAGACCTACCAACCGACTGTTACAGAGTTGAAGGTGTAGTCCTGGGAGATTACGAGGATGAATGCAACATCCAGTACCGGGATATCACATATCCAATAATCCGGGAAGAAACGATCGAGGGCGCAGATGTATATGACAGGGATCTGACTAAGCTATGGATCCCCGCCGAGACAACATGGGTGAGCAGGTTATTCTGGGAAGAAATTGGCGATCAACTGCACATGATCAATGAATATGAGGATCAGGATGTCACTTTAATCTATAATTACACTGAAACCGATGATAAAGGATACTGGCTGGTAAATGAATCGCACATCGATGCCATCAAAAAGTACATCAAGTATAAGTACTCAGAGAAATACCGATGGAAAATGCTGAAAAGCGATAAGTTGCTGCGCCAGGGACATCTTGTCGTGATTGAGGATCTGAAAAGAGATTACAACCTTGCCGTGAGGAATGCTAGGGCAGAGGATGGCCGTGAATCACCATTTGAAACAGAACAATATTAATGGATCCTATCGTAAATAGAATACATGACGGCATGCATCTTGATCATAACGAGTATGATCAGCCTGAAAATACCATGCGTAATAACCGGAATGGATTCATCATGGATCTTGAAAACGGCAATTTCCAATGGACAAATATCAAAGGCACGACCTATACCTTCAGGTTGAGTGCATATGACAAGGTCATGGCATGGACCTGGATCCGGGAGAGATTCTTCATACTTACCCTTAATGACAATGAGGATTTTGTCAGAATATCCGAGCTTTACTTTGATGAGCAGGGAGAGATCACCGATTACAGTGTTCGATGGCAGGGATCCAATACGGAGCTTAACTTAAGCCACGATCATCCTATCAGATCTATCTGGGGATTCTATGAGAATGACGATATTCAAAGAATATACTGGAATGATTTTAATAATCAGCCGAGAACTCTTAACCTGCGCGGAACCGGAGTTCTGGATCTCGAGGAAAAGTTTGCAAATTTCTTTCCAATCATTGAGGGCAGTTATGGAACATTCAGGCTCGGAGGGATTGTTTCAGGTGGTTCATGCCTGGCCGGTACTTACTTCTTCGCATGGAGATTCTTCAAGGAAGGTTACTATACCGACTGGTCATATCTTACAACACCTGTCCATGTCACCGGAACACCGCTCGTAGATACTTATGACGGCTACCAGGATAACCAGGGACAGGCTCCTGATGAAAATACCAATAAGAGGATCCGCATTACCTTGCAGGATCTTGACGTTGACTATGATTCCATCCAGATATGCTCCTTTTATTCCAATGACTATAATTCAGCTCAACCCGGTGTAATATTCTATGATGGTGACATCACCGGTGCTAACATGACCGTTGACTTCATCGGTAGTGAAAACCTGGGAACAGTAACGATTGACGAACTTATTGAGACTTCCATCCTTATAGAACGCTGTAAGGATATGCGTCACATTAAGAAATGGAATGTGATGTCGAATATCGAAGAAAGGGAGGAATTGGATGTGAGTACAATCCATCCGGAGGACAAGAATAACCAGATGAACGTCAATATAGAACCGTTCATCTACAGCATACCGCTTGATACAACAGCTTATCCGAGCGGAGGTTCGTGGACTCCCGGAAACAAAGCCTTGTACGGCATAAGATCCGGCTATACTGAGGCCGGCAATAAGATCATGCATAACGTATGGTACAGAGCATACGGTGGTGGAGTTCAATGGACAGATGATAACGGTATCCAGACTGTTGCCGATGGTGAACTTTTCAAGCCAGTTGCAATTACCGGAACAGCAACGCTTGACTCAGGAACGGTCTACCAGGCAATCGTACTGCGGAAATACAAGAAAGCTACTGCAGGACCGGTCCCGGATATCAATGACGACTACGAAACGACTGTCTACGATATCTACAATGATTATTATAATTACAAGCATCCGGCCGTAAATGCCTTCTTAAAAGGATATCCATCCAATGAACTTGTACGACTCGGAGTGTTGTTTTTCGACTTGACCGGCCGGCCATTTTTTGTTAGGTGGCTTAACAACCAGGATGCCACTTATGGCCAGCCTGACAACGGTGATACCAGGATCCCCAGACGTACTCAGGGTGGAAACTGGGACCTGGTTTTCTATGGCGATGATCAGGGATCAAGCGTCTGGGGTAGAGTCTCGGGAGGTATAATCGGACTTCGTGTGAGTAGTCTCGACATAACTCCGATCAAAGACAGGATAGGTGGTTTCATGATCGTAAGAGCGCCGATA